ACACTGACTTATCTGGGGAAGTTATTGACGGAATAGTTGAAGATATTGCTTATGCTATAAGTACTGGAGAATCTAATATCTTAGCTGTTCCTGAGGGAATTACTTTAGAGGACAATACTGAAATTATTAGAGCATCTAATGATACTGAAAAACTTGAAGCTCAGTCAAAAAGCAATATAGCTTTATTCTTTAGTATGAGTACTTCTATGCTAGAAGACAGTGAAGCTCAATTCTCAAACACTTTCTTAAAAATAGATACTGCTCAGAATGTATTTACTGTAGAAAGAGAGTCTATCAGTCGTATGATTGAAGAGAAGCTTTTATTACCTGCATCAGTTAAGGCTGGGTTCTTTTGTAAGAATGGTCAGGGTAAAGTTGTGGTTGCATACCCTAGATTAAAATTCAACCGAATATCTATTGGTAGAGCTTCTGAGGATTACAATGAAATTAAAGAGCTTGTAGATAGCGGTACTTTACCTAAAGATATGTTATATGAATATCATAATACTAGCAAAGAAGAGGTGTCTGGTAAATTATTAGAGGACGCACTATCTATTGACAATGAACAAATCCTTACTGGAATGGTTAACAAAATAGTTGCACTTATGGACGAGGACGAAACTGGGGAAGTAGTTAAGTTGCTTCTTAAAGGGGATACTTTAGGTCTTATGGAGAAACTCAAAAAGACTCCTAAAATGGTATCTGAAGATAAAGAACCTCCCGCAGATAAGTTTGAGACTGATACTCCTAGTGATTCTTAAAGTTTAATTACTTTAATATATAAATATATGTTATTTGATTAACTAAAGGTTGTAGTATGGTTAACATTGCACTAAATGAGGTTAAAGGGAATAGTTACGAAGTTCCTGAACCTTTTATAATTGACGAGAAAACTGGAGTTAAAAGACCTAAGCATATCGTGCCTAAAGAAAAGCCAAGAGGAGTATTGCCTCACTTCACTAGTAATCGAGCTGATAATGCTGATGATAAAGTTGAAATTTCTTTATCTCCTGAAGATTGGTTTTTAACTCAAGCATCAATTATGGCTTGTATCCCTGTGTCTGATACTAATATTATTCCTGTAGAACTTGTGGATTATGTAAATTCAAACTTCAACACTTACCCTTCAAGTGAAATGAATTACTATGTTAGAGACTTTTCTCATTCTTTACTTCTTAAAAATCACGACCCTAGCTTAGCTTACGGGTTTACTGTAGACGTTAGACCTAGAACTGTGAATGTTAAAGGATTTGAACTAAACTATATTGATATATTAGTTGCAGTAAATAAACATATTGATTCTGACTTCGCAGAGAAGATTAAAAATCAAACAATTAAGTTTCTTTCGTGGGGCCATACTTCAGGAGATTATTACTGTGGGGTGTGTGGAGAACAAAATGGAGATTGTGTGCATCTTTCTGATATGATGATGCGAAATACTCCTGAACCTGCAATATTGTCTGGAAGACCTTATGGAGTTATTCACAGGTTTACTCCAGAGTTCCACGTATATGATGTTAGTTATCTTGATGTTAGACCTGCTTATGATGGTGCTATCACTCACAAAGTGATGGAGCTAGACAAACCCCTGAAAGTTATGGTTTCTAAGAAAGAGTTGGAAGACAAAGCTGTTCATGCTACTTGTTATGAAGAGGGAATTAAACCTGACTCTGTGGTGTCTAAGTTGTTTAAACAACTTAAAATATAATATAAGGTTTAGTCTTAGTAACTCATATTATAATTTTTAAAAGGACATATTGATATGAGTGAAAACTTAACTACTTCAAAATTTGACTCTGTTCTTCAAGAGGGTCATTTCGTAACTTCACAAGGAAAAGTTTTCTGTTTGAAAGTGACTTGTGAAGATTGCGAACATATTACTAAATGTAAGCACGAAACTTCAAAATTAGATTCTTCTATTAACACTAATATAAGAAGAGCTATAGCTCCTAGAAAATCTCCTAGAGGGGAATATGTAGGAGATACTACAAAAATTGTATACAAAACCTTTAATGACAAACCTGAATTTGCAGATGATAGGATTCTTTATGACTGGGAAAAAGATTTATATGTTTGTGCTTCTGGAACTTGTTTATCTTGCCCTAGCATAAAAGTATGTAAACCAGACAATATTGAAATTAAAGAGTCTGACTTGAGAATGTGGTCTTCGGATTTAAAAGCTCAAGAACCTCGTTGTTATGCAATGCTTTCTAAAGAGCCTAGATGGGTTGAGCTTTTTCAAAATGACAGTATTCGTTCTACCCCTTACTTATATGAAGCAGTTACTAATTTATTTGAATTAGTTGTTGAAGTTGAAACTGACGAAAGATATTGGTGTTTCTTAGACTCTAACTTTTTTCAAGATAGAACTGACTTGTATTATTTAGTTCATTCTATAGCTACTAAAGATGCAGAAAGATTTAACTTATCTGCAAGATTTCTATTACTATTGTTCTCTAAGCAATACCCTGCATTCTATAAAGAGGTTAGTGACTTAGTTGAAGTTCTTGACTCTAAGCTTGAATATATGTTTAACAAATTAACTGAGTTTAGGGTTATATTCCCTCCTGTTGGGGATTTCCACGGAGCTAATGCAGTTGCTCTATTCTCTGAGGAAACTGTAAAGAACTCTTACATTAATGACTACTCTACTTTCAAAAACTATTATAGAGATAAAGCTAAGAAATGTGGACTTGCACTTAACTATGGTGGGACTGAATATATGTTATCTAGAACTCTTAATGTTCCTGAATCTGAGGGTAAAAAACTGTATGACAATTATTTCAGTATATTGCACGTATTTAAAAAGTATCTCGACAAAGCTTGGTTCAAAGCTTGTAAGAGTTTATTCATTAGAACTATGATTGGTAGAAAGATTTACATATCTGAGTTAGCAATTACAGATAGACAATTGATGTGGAAAAAAATGAGAGACGGTAAGAACAATGTTTACAATTACCCTATCCAATCTTCTGGGGCTGAAATGATAAGGCTTATGTGTATAAAAGCATATAACTATTTCACTATGTTTAAGACAACTAAATATGATATAAACCATCCTGCAAGAGTCACTCAAGGAACTAAGCTTATGTCTATTTCAAGTTCTTCATCTAAGATTGAAGAGTTGAGTAAGTTCATAGATGAAGCTTCAACTGGTAACGTAATGATTGTGGTTAAGGACGAGCAAGGAAATATTGTTCAACAAGCTGATAAGTCTATTAGAATTAAATGGACTGAAGCTGAATATTTTGATTTAAAAGAGGAGCTGTAATGGGTTTGGTAGCATCTAAGTCTAAGAAATTAGATTATTACTTAAGAAGAATAAGAACTGAAACTGTTCATATAGTTTTAACTGTTCACGATGAAATTGACTACTTAGCTGACTTCTCAATATTGAAGCCTTTAACTAAGAAGTTATCTCAAGCCCTTGACATATCTGAATACTATAAAAAGTATAATGTACCTTTCATTAGATATTTGTTCGATATTGAATATGACGAATGGGGTGCTTGGACAGCTGGAAAAGCAGTTGATGTTTATTCTCTTCCTGTATCAAGAGAAGAAAATACTGCATATAATTCTTATAAAGAAGCTGTAGATATTTTAAAGGGTTCTGTTTCTGAAGCTAATACTGAAAGTGACATAATACCTTTGATGAAAGTTGACTTTACTTCTACTGATATTAAAGTAGAAGAGTTTGTTGCTAGACTTGAAAAACTACCTGAAGGGAAGACTGTCTTTAAAGTGAAAGTTTCTGAAAAGAAGTCTTTAAAGTTTTATAAATGTTTAGAACAAAATGCTTTATTGAGCTTAGTTAGTGAGTTGGGTTTGGAATTGATTGACTAAATCATTAAGTATCTTTTGTATTACTCATAAATAGAGATAATTGACTGTCTCTATTAAATCTCTAAAAAAGGAACTGTTACTATGAAAATTAGTTTATTTAATTTATCAGCACCTAAGCTGATTAAAAAATATAACTCTGTTCTTGACAAGCTGTTGAATGGCGATACAAAAGATATCGACTTAAACTCTTTGAAAGCAGATTTAAGCAAAGTTAATGACGCTATTACTGGAGTTACTGCACATTTAAACAGTGTAAGTATTGCCCAATTAAAAGCTTTAAGAACAAACGCAAAAGCTGGAAGTGAATATGGGTCTGCTGTAGATAACGCAGCTTCTTTAAGTAACTTAATCCCTGTTCTTATGAATATGGTTAACGAAATGGAGCCTGAAGCTAAAGAGGAAGAAGAATCTATTGACGATATCTTAGAATCTGCAGACAAAGATGATGCTGATGAAAACTGTGGTAAATCAAATGCTGACGAAGAATCAGAAGACGAGGACGAAGAGGAAGATGATTCTGACGTTGATTCTATGTTAAACTTTGCAAGCAAAAATGGTGGACCTTCTGACATTGACACTGGTGCAGTAGATGGAAAACAAGATTCTCCTGATGGTTCTGAAGCTGCTGTTACTGAGGGAGACGATGTGACTAATTTAGATAACTTATTGAACTTCTCAAAAGTTGCTAAACCAAAAACAAAAGCTTCATCAACAAATTCAAATTCTGGGTCAACTAATATTGTACCAGATAACTTTTTAGCATAAGGAGTAAATTATGGCTGTATTAAATGACTTTAAAGCATCATCTAATGATGTACTAAAAATTGAGCACAGAACTTCTGAACCATTTGACCACCCAATTGACCCTGCATCATTAGAAACAATTGCTTTTAATGTTGGAGAACTTGCTGCGGTTAATGCTTCTGGTTTTGTTGTTAGAGCTGACGTTGATAACTTAGCAACTTTAAAAGTGTTAGGTTTATTTATGTTACCTAAAATCCCTAGCGATGCTAGAAAAAATAACTATGTATTAGCTTCTGGAAATGCTTCTATATTCTCTAACGGTATTGTTAGATTAAGCACTCAGATTTCAAATGCATCTGTTAATGCAACTGATATTTTATATGTTGGTCAAGACGGTAAACTTACAAATGTAGAGCCTGTAGACCCTGCTATTGCTGTTGCTGTTGGTACTGCTCTTACTTCAAGAACTGAAGCAACTGCAGAAATTAGAGTTAAATTAGAACTGTAAGGGGTCAAGTATGAAAAAATTTACAAATGCTGATTTATTAGCTTTAGCTACGAGTCCAAAGAAAGCTGTAAGAATGAAGTTCGCTAATTCTATGAATGCTCCTTTAAAATATGGAAGAGATTATGCTTCTGTTATTAGACAAGTGTTCCAAGTGGACAAAGATGATGATGGAAATATCCATTACTATGACAAAGATTTCTATGATATGGTAGACCCAAAATTCATTAGTGCTACTTCATTTACTCCAATCAGTCCTTTAGATGCTGACAGAGTTATGGTTGATACTGTGGAGTTACCTCTATACTTAGAAATTCCAGCTTCAAAAGCTAGAAAAGTTAGATATAACGTTCAAGAGAGAATGAAAGAGGTTATCAAATCTCAAATTTCATTAAAAGAAGATGGATTTCTTATCTCATTACTTGAACAAGCTGTTCAATCTGCTGCTAATACAAATACTCCTGTGTCTGTATCAAAAGCTAACTTCTCAGCTGAACATTTATCTTTAGCTATCTCTGAAGTTGAATCTGGGGATAAAACTAAAATTGCAACTAACTGTGTATTGCATCCTAAAAATGCTCACTTTGTTAGAATGTTCAACCAAAACAGTGCTAAAGGGTTCTTTGCTGGTCAAAAATACTCTGACGAAGTTATGGGTAACGGTAGAAAATCTGATATGTTTGGTGTTGCTTTCTTATATACAATCAAATGTCCAATGGATAGATTATATGTAACTGCAGAACCAGAATATACTGGTAGAATTGTTGACGTAACACCTCCAACTATTGTTCCTTATGATGATGCAAAAGCTAGAACTTTTGGATACGTAGGGGTTCAAGAGCAAGGGTACTTATTACACAATGTTACTTCGGTTTCAGCTGTTGTTTTAACTGCTTAATTTTAATAGGGGAGCAAGTTTCCCCTATTACTTTTAGTTTAGAATACTTGAAGTAGTATCTTGAACTAAGGGTATATTACCTTAAAAAATAAATGGAGAACACTTATGTCTAAAAAATTCATTACTACTAGAGCACTGAATATTGATTGTACTGTTGATGGAAAATCTGAAATGGTTCATTTAAGAGCTGGAGCTACTCTTGTTCAAGATTCAGAAACATCAAACTATGTTGTTGATAAACCTTCTAACTCTAATGAGAGAAAGATTGCTATAAATGAAAGTGCTTTTGCTTCATTAAAAGCAATTAAAAGTATTGTATCTACTGAAGCTACTCAAGCTTTAAAATCTGCTAAAGCTGGAAACAGTGTTGAAACAGAAAGAAAGATTATTGACTTAGTTAATAAGAATCAAGAACAAGCTGAAAGAATTGAAGAGCTGGAAGAAGAGAATGCTAGATTAACTAATACTTTAGCTAACTTTACAAAAGCTGCCGCTAATCAAAAAGATGAGCTTGATGATGAAGAATCTGAAGAGTCTGACGAAGATGACATTCCAGATTACAATTCAATGACTGTTGATGTTCTAAGAAGTCTTTGTGTAGAAAACAATATTGACTTTAACGGTATGAAAAAAGCTGACCTTGTAGAAGCTTTAACTGAACTTCATTATGAAGACGAGTCTGACGAAAACTAAAATTAATTTACAGAGGGTTTAAGGTTACCTTTCCCTTTTGTAGATAGATTGTATATTTAATCCCTTACTTTTATTCCTGAGTGTTCCTTTTAAGTTCTAAATAATTATTTATAAATAAAATAGATTGGACTTTAATAATGAGTAACATAATTCCTTCAACTGACCCAATTATCCTTGATTACTTCACTTACAAAAGAGCTATGATATTGCTAGATACTTCTCTAGACCAGATGGACTCTATGGTGTCTGCTGTAAAAGAAACTGAACTTGACTCTAGTATTATTAAAGCCATTAACTATATTAACTTGTCTAAGCCTGTAACTCACGTGTCTGTAGTTGATGCTGTAAGTGTAGCAAAAGCTGACCCTGTATATGACCATTTAATTCTGATAGGAGCTTGTTACTATATCCTTAAAACTAAATGGACTGAGTGGGGTCATTCTGGAGACCAAATCCAACTCTCAATATTGTCTGAACCTGATAGAATGGATAGATTCGAGCAATTAATGAATAGCTTTAAAGAGGAATTTGAACTCCACTCAGCTAATTACAAAAAAGCTGGAAATATTAGAGTATCTCGAGCTAGTTATATTGCTACCAGCAAAACTGTAGGTTATAGTAAAGGGACTGCAACTACTAGACGAGGATTCAAATCTGCATACAGGGGTAGCTAATGCCAATTGATTATAGTCCTAGGGGTGGTGGGAAACTTTACTTACCTCTACAAAATAAAGCTAACAAAGTTATATCTAGAATGACTGTAAAATGGGGAGTAAAGTGCGACATATTCTATTGTCAAAACGATTTATCCACTCTTGACATTAGGTCTATTAATACTAATGAACTAGAATATTCAGGTACTCCTGACGTAGAAAACATTATACTGTGTTTTCCTGCATTCTGGGAGAATCTTGGAGTTAATGACTTTAACTTTAATAGTCACGAGTCTGAAGAAATTGGAGACAGTATTTACACTACTCCTGCAGTTGTGATACCTTTATTAGCTAAAGTAGTTGTGCGTGAGAATGGAACTAACAGGGTTTATATTATAAGAAAAACTGTTCTTGAACATATAAATAATGAAGTTCAATTATTCTTACAATACTTTGTAGATATTATGCCAACAGATGAAGCTGAAAGTCAAGTCCAAGGTCTTGTTGATATTTATGGGGACAAAAGTATCTTCAATGTTACAGATGATACTGAGTATCTTAATAGTGGTGTTACTATATCTAAATTGTAAAAAGGAAAAATATGTTATCTCTTCTTCTTGAACCTACTATGTTTATTCTTAAAAGACATATTGCATTGTCTGGCATGATTATGACAAACAATAAATTAATTGAGTCTCCAGGACTAGACATAGAAGCAAACTTAAGTAAGCTTGGTTCAGGAAAAGATTCTTTAGGAATATTGTACAGCAGAAAAAGACTCGAAAAGACAGGAAGAGCTGTTAACTTTCAGTTTTATGATAACAATGATACTTCAAGGACTGTAACTAGAAAGGGGTTTCAATGCTCAATACCTTTCGATATATCTATTGTTACTAATCAATTAACAAGTCTTGACTATTTAGAGATTATTCACAGAATGTATCTTACATTACAAACTTATGGGTTTAATGTAGAAATACCAAGTATTGCTGGTCAGGTTGAGAAAATACCTTATGGGCTTTATTACAGTGATGTTAATGACAAATCTGACAATCCTGTTTCTGGGCCTTTAAAAGATGGATTTAGATATTACAATTTTTCAATATCTGTAAACGGTTTCTTACTTGCACCTTATGTGGAAAGTGCTAACCTTGTTTCTAATGTGGACTTCACAATTACTCCTTATGATGGCAGTATTATTAAGGTTGGGGAACTTACAGAAGACAATTCTGTATCTTTATATATTCCTAGAGGCTAAAGTTATCTATATTAATATTAAGAATTGCTGTTATTATTTAACTGGTATTCTGATATTATATTACAGGAGATTGCTATGAAAGAAAGCCCAAAGATATTGTTCTCTGTTTCTCAAGAGTTCATTCCTCAAGCTATTCCTGAAGCAACTGTACCATTTTTCATTATCTTTAACAATAGAGGACCTATTGAAGAGCAGCTAGTAGATTTAGCTGGATATGAAGTCCTTTTCGGTAAACCTGATGTACTTAACTATGGCGTAACTGCCTTATATCCTTACTTGTTTTTAGAAAGAACTAAGGGTGTATGTTATGTAAGAAGAGCTTTACATGTGGAAGACGTATCTTTTGAGAATGTTGCAAAATATTCAGGAGCTTTATCTAGATGGATTAAAGACGGTGTTGACGACCAAGCTATGGCACCTATTGTCGAGGGGATTGCTGTTAATGGATTTGAAAACTATAACTTCCCTTCAAGTCAAGATACTAGAAAGATATTTAAACTATCTGAATCAAGTATTTTTAAACCAACTACAACTGCTACTATTTTAGTTTCTAATGCTGACAATTTACTTAAAGACGCAGACAAAATTTCTATTCTGGCTTCAAACGAAGTTCCTGATTCAGAAACTGTATTAAGAAACATTGTTAGTCAAACTGAAGTTTTAGACACTTATAACTATGTTAAATTCACTACAACTATTGGTTCAATAGCTACTGCTGGGTTTAAAGTTAGAGAAGTTGTTGCTGACTATTATGATGGTTACATTTTTAAAGATGGTGCATACATTGTTCCTCAGATTATTTCTGGTTCTGTGATTGCTGTAAATGATGGTACTTTATTCTCTGTTGGGGAAATAATCAGATTCAACAGTTTAAATATAGAAGCTACTCAAGTTGAGTATACTGTTACTGCTATTTCTAATAATACTATCACTATTGACTCTGCTGATTTAGACACTACTGTAGTTACTGAAAATCAAACTATTTACAGTGATACTTCATCTACAACTACTGGAAACATTAAAGTTGTTTTAACTGATGGATATGAAAGAGTAATTCCTCGATTGTCTGTTACTGCATCTACAACTATTGATTTACCTAGTTCTGTTGAAATAGTTACAGGGGACTTGTTATTTGTAAACGCAGCTACAACTATTGCTAACACAAGCAATGCTGTAACAAATGTGGTTAATTCATCAACTGCAGGTTATAAAACAATTACATTAACTTCAGCTGTTACTTTATCTGGAGAAAATGATTTAGAGAACGCATTCGATATCTTTGTTCAAAGACCTGGATTCAATGGCTTAATTCTAAGAGAGTTAATCTCTCCTCAAACTGGGCTTAATGTTGTGGTAAGAGAAACTGCCCCTGCAAATACTGCTGATGTGCTAATTGATGACAATGATGTTGTTAATGCTGGAATGAGAATATTAATAGACAATGGGTCTACACCTGTTGGAGCTTATAGTGGTTCTTACATTACTGTATCTAATAAATACAATATTGACAATAGCTTTACTCAAGTAGAGTTAGACGAAGCGGTTACAACAACTCTTACTTCAAAAATTTATGTAAAAGTAAACTCTGACTTAAAAGAGAAAGACGCTATTCTTTGGGTTTCATTAACTCCGGGAGCTTATGCAAATAAGTTAGCTATTGATATTGCTGATAACACACAAGAAGCTAGATTCTTTAATGTTTCTGTATTCTTTGATGGAACTCAAGTTGAGGGTCCTTTTGTTTGCTCTAGAAATAAAGAAGACAAAGATGCTTACGGAAACTCATTATTTGTGGAAGACGTTATCAATGGTCGTTCTACTTATGTTTGGGCAGTTGATAATCCTGATGCAGTTAGTCCTGTTGATAACTCGCCTTATAGACCTTTAAATACTGACTATATGATTTTGAAACCTGACCCTGTAGCTCAATACGAAGTTATGCGATGTACTTTAGCTGAAAAGGTTTTATCTGGAGATTCTGTAATTAAAATCTTAGGGGAAACTTCACTTGATGTAATTGAGTGGTCTGTTGGAAATACTTTATCTATTTTAAAGACTGATGGAAGTTATGCTTCATACAGAATTTATAGTGTATCTATAGATGAATTAATCCCTAGTTTAGCTAACATCACTATTGTTGGTACTGTTCAAGAAAATCACTTGTCTGGTGCTGTAGTTAATAGATTAACTGGATTTGTTCAGGGTGCAAACATTTTAATCAGTGGGAATGACACTACTGTGGATATTGGTTCTCCATTTACATTTGGAACTTCAACTTACACTGTAGTTGATGCTGGTGCTAACTGGTTTAAAAAAGGAGCTGATGGTTTATTAAATCAACAACCTGATTTCATCGCCGCTCTTGACAATTTTACAAACCTTAATAAGTTTCCTGAAGAGCTTTTACTTTCTGACGGTGGATTAGCAAGTATTGTTACTTTCTCTGGAATGTCTCAAATTGCTAAAACAAGAGAAAGATGCCACTTCTATGGAAGTGTACCTAAATTGTCTCCAACACTTACTCAAGGTCAATATGTTGAACAAGCTGGAGTTTATGCAGACAGTACTTTATCTACAGATAAATACTCTTCTATTTTTGCTGGATATTCTAAAGTATCTTATGGTGCTAACTCTTTCTGGGTTAATGACCACTTATTTACTATTATTAATCAGTATATGAATACATTAACTGGAGAGGGAGTTCTTCCTGCAGCTAATAATAGAGGTAGCATTTATGGAATTATTGATAAAGACATTATCTTAGATATTCCTTTCCAAGATAGATTAGAGTCTAAACAGATTAACTATTCTAGAAAAGTTGGTTCAGGTCATAGAAATATGTCTAATACAACTAGATATCCAGTAGATAGTTTCTTCCAATCAAGACATATTATTCACTATGTTAATGCTGTTCATTCTATAGTTGAGGACGTTTTCCAACCTTACTTACAAACTGTTGTAACTGAAAGTGATGTGGACAATGTTGATACTTCAATAGGGAACTTATTGACTAGAAACTTGGAGAAAATGACTGAATCTTATGAGACTGTGTCTACATTCTTACCTAACGGTAATGGCACAACTACTTGGAGATACAAACTATATGTTAAGCCTAGAGATATTACAACTAAAATCTTATTTGATTTAACTGTAACTCACAAGACTTTAGAAATTAAAGTAGTTCAAGGTTAATCCTTGGCTACTATCTTTTAAGGAGATATACAATGCCTTTACCAAAAGCAAAAATATTAGCAGCTACTGCTAGTTTACTTAGAAATAATGACTGGGCTTTCTCACAAACTCTAGCTCCAAAAGCTGGGTCAGGAATGTTAAGTGACATTCTAAAAGCTAGAATTAATGCTAGTGAGTTACCTAAAATAGAACCTTCGCCCGTAACTGCATCTATTGCTGGTTATGAAATTACTCAAGCTGGAAGACATAAAACTGGTGGAGAAATTACTATTCAAATCTTTGAAGCGGCCGATGGTCAATCTTCTGCATACTTTGAGGCATTGAAAGGTTTAAACAATCCTAGAAATTCAGCAGGTCAGTTAACTGGTGTTGGAGTTCCTGAAGCTGACAAAGAGGGGGAATACACATTCTCATTACTTGGTGTGGATAATACTGTAGTTAAAAAATACACTATTAAACAAGCTGTAGTTATGGACGTTGTTTCTTCTGAACTTGCACCTGGCGAAGAAGCAGAGTTTGTTTCATTCACTGTGTCATTCCAATTTAAAGACCACACTATTAAAGGTGCTAACGGTCAAATTTTAGCTTAATATTGAAAAGGGACTAAATATGTATTTCACTAATCCAACTAAGGTTAATTATGACTTGCCTTTAAGTAATACTTGGGCAGTTACTTTTGATGATAAATCTTTTAACATTCTAAGTTCGGTTGATGGAACTCCTATATTCCCTGCATCTGATGTAAGCTTCAAAGAGTTAACTATATCTAATACTTCATTACAGATAGGTATTTCTGGGGTGTTAGATATGGGAACTCCTTCTTGTGTTATAGGCACAACTCAAATAGACATAAACTTTATTGATAATGACAATCAAGACATAAACACTGCTATAAGAAAATGGATTAAAGACAGCCCTGTATATACTAAGAGCAGGTCTCTTCATATAACTAAATCTAGTCAATATACTAAGACAGTTACTTTATATAAACTTAAGAAAGATGGAACTCAAGCTTCTGGAGATTCTAAACTTGTATTTACTGTATTCCCATCTGAAGAATTGGTTCAAGACTTTAACTCAGATATGGCATTCAGAACTGACAAATTGTCCTTAAGGTGTTATTAGGGTTAACTCAATATAATATATTAGTATTTGCACTTCATTTGTTCTGAGTGTAGTACTGTGTGTTTATTAATATATTCTTTAGGGATTAACTATGCAAAATGAAAAAGGTTACAATATTACTTCTCTGGATTATTTGCCATCTGAGTTTAAATTCTACAACTTCAAAAAGTTACGAGTTCAAGATATGGCTATAAGTCAAACTTCAAACTTAGCAATATTGAATGGTGCTCCTGATTTATCTAAACTCATTGAGATATATGCTCCTTCCTTTATAGGACTTGACATAAAACAAGTTAACAATCTTTTATATATAGATTTCATTGCTACTATACACTTAATAAATCACTTGACTTTTGGTATTTACAACAACTCTTTCAGATATACTTGCCCTGCGTGTGGAGAAAAAGCTAAAGTGGAATATAATCTTTATGACATAGACTTTGATAAGATTGCTTTATCTAAGTTTGATGGAGAAATTGACTATACTAAAGACATAAAGATAATATTGCAACCTTTCACTGTGGAGCTAATGGCTGATTTAATAAACAGAGGGTTAGATGAAGACAAGGACGCCTTTATTGCCTCTGTGATTAATTCTGTTTATTTAAAAGGGAATTTCTCGGAAGCTTTTGCTAAGTTTGAAACTAAACTTGAAGAGGTTAAGACTTACCCTTATCGTATGAAAGAATTTATCATTGCTGAAGTTAAGAAGAGATATCCTGAAGTAAAGCCTTTATCTAGTGTATTACCTTGTGGACATCCTGTTAAATTTATTCCTGATATGACTCTGAAAGGTTTACCCACGTTTACCTCAAGCTAAAAACATAATACTATTGTACGCGGCTGTAAGTAAGATTTCTAATATGGATTCTACTTACCCTTTCAACTTTGCTTATAATGTATATAACGAATATTCTGACGCAATATCTTAAGTAAACTGTATTGTATCTAAAGGATATTCTATGGATATAATCAATCTTCTTTCTGGGGGACAAGAGTCTGACGTTTCAGCGTCTCCTAATCTTAATATAGATATAAATTCTAGCAATATTGTTAAAACATTAAAAGGCGAATACTCTGAAAAGAAAGCAGAACCTATAAAACCTAAAACATCTTCTACTGGTGGAAAAGGTATTTGGAAACATTTCAATGACACTTTAGACTCTATACTTTCCCTTATGGCTGAAAAAGAGGACTCTGAAAAAGAAATTCTAGATAGATTAAGAGAGTTAACTAAAAAGATAGACAGCCCTGATAAGGAGTCTGTAAATATGTCTTCAAACAAAGAATTAATTACTAACATAGCAGAGATTAAGGAGACAGTAGTTAAAACTCCATCTGAAGTTCTTAGAGAGAAAGACGATGGGATTGCAGAAGCAAAAGAAATATTGACCGAGTCTATATCTGAGGTATTCGAAAACTCACAAGTTATTGCTCACATTGACGAATCTTTAGTTAATATAAATACTAAAGTAAAAGACATTCCTACTGAAGAAAATGAAAACAAAAATAATACTCTTTGGTCTGACATAAACTTATTGTTAGGTAATATGCCTGACAAAATCCTTAAAGGTGTGGGCTCCTTAATTGCTAAACCTTTCACTAAGTTGTTTGGTCTAGTTAGTGCCTTACCTGTTATAGATTCTGTTAAAAACTTTGCTAAAGAGGGTATGGAAAAAGCTTCTTCATTTGTTAAGCCTGTTACTGATTCCTTTGATAAGGCTAAAGCTTTTGCTAAAGAGGGGTTTGACAAAGCTTCTTCAAGTGTTACTAACTTCTTTAAATCTGGTTATGATAAAATAGCTGGCAATGGTTTATCTAAAACAGCAACTAAAGAAGTAGCAGAGAAAGCCACTAAAGAGGTAGCTACTTCTGTTGCAACAAAAGGAGTTATGAAGTCTGTTCTTAAAAAGATTCCTGTAATTGGTGCTTTACTTGGGACTGGCTTTGCTATACCTAGAATATTGGACGGGGATTATAAAGGAGCTACATTAGAATTTGCTTCAGGAGTTGCTTCAACATTGCCTGGAGTAGGAACTGCCGCTTCTGTAGGGTTAGACGCAGCTTTAGTTGCGAGAGATATTAAAAATTCAACTGACCCAAGCAAAGTAGATATTAACATTGACCCTAATAAAACTAAAAAGATTATTGACAGCACTAAAGGTGGGAATGTTATAAACGAGAACACAAATGTAAACTATACTACTTCTAATGTAAGAAATGTTTCTTTAGAGGATAGAGAAGAAGATTTCATTCGTGCTAGTAAATTTTAAGGACTGAATTATGTTATTACTTGACGATTACCTGAAGAGAAACCCAGACTCATTAGTTACTATAACTCACGAGAAAATAAGACTAGCAGGAATATTGACTGACTCTCAGTTGGTTCAGTCTTTATCTGCAACTTATGGGAATGAAATACTTGGGAACTTTGGAGTTGCTGGCTCTTCTCTTAGTGCTAGGGGCGAGGGAATGTCTGGTAAGAAAGGAGCTTTCACTAGAGTTATGGGTGCTGGTATGTCTGCAGCTGGCTCTTATGCTACTAGCAAACACACTCTCATTGGTACTGTAAATACTTACGAGGGTTCTGGAGAAATTAATATTCCTATTAACTGCACTCTGTTTTATGATTGGGCTGGAAATGCTGACTTCAAAGGTGTTGAGAATTCTTTAAACTTAATGACTCAGCCTAAAATCTATCCTGGTGGTCTTATGGGTTCTAACTTGTATGAGCCTGATGATTTATTAGCTTTAGCTACATTGAATTATGACTTATTCAAAGGAAAGTTATTGCAAGTTCGAATCGGAGAATGGTTCTTAGCTACTGATGTCTTTGCAACTAGTTTAAATAAAAACTATATTACTAATGCTAATGAAGATGGAAAACCTGTTGCTATTCAAGTTAGCTTTCAAATAAAACCATACAGACAGTTATCTGCAGAAGAGCTTACTGACTGGATACTATAAAGGATTTACTGTGGGATTAAAACTTACATCTAATTTTACTTACGACCCTGAGATTGGAGCTTATGACTTTACTCAAGAAAGCTCTTCTATCTTGGAATTAAGGTCTATAACTAAATTCAAAGAAGTTGAAGTAAATGACACTCCTTTAACTATATTAGCTTATAGGGAATATGGCGACCATAATCTATGGTGGGTAATAGCTGCATATAACAGTATTATTGAAGTAGATAACTTTCCTGAAACTACTCTATTACTTCCTAACTTAGAAGAGGTAAGGAGAGTTCTAAAATGACTATTGACTTTCTTACTGAACTTGATATAGACTTTGAAGAGGAACTTCAAATTGTAGCTACTGAATTTGTATCACTGGATATAGTGGAGTCTTGCTTTGCTTTACCTATTATGGAACTGAAAGTAAACTTTATTGACCCTGACAGGTATGAGAAGTTTGAGAAGTCTAAATACTTTGATGTTACTTTAACTTTCAAAGAAGTTGGGAATACTAGCGACCCTATTAAGTTCAGAGCTTTAATTCTTGGTAAAGTGAGTCCTTCAATTACTCAACATAAAAACTATTCTGTAAGAGCAATGTTCTTTCTAAAAGAGTTCAATCAAGATAGGGTTACTGAAACTTATTTAAACAAGTCTCCAAACGAAATATTATCTATTGTCCCTAAAGACATTAAAGTGGTTGCTGATACTTTTAGTAAGACAGATACTTTTTATCAGTTCAATACTAATCATTGGGACTTTATTCTAAATTATCTTATGCCTTTTGTTCAGACTGATAGCAGTGGTTTTCCTTTAATGGGTCTTGCCCTTAAACCTAAGAACAATGAACTGATATTGACAGATACTGCAAATAATTCTGTACCTAAATATCGAGTGTCATCTCACGGTGGTTCTGGAATTTACGAATACGAAGACTTATCTATGGATACTGTGTTTAATGAGCAAAGCTTTAGATTTGGAAGAATGCATTCTCTTGTTAAGTCTTCTTATACTGAAGCGGAGATTATCCCTTTTCTAAGCCCTTATGTGCAGATAACTGATATGCCATTGATGTTTGATAATGGGAACTGTGCTGAAAATCACACAGTAAAACCTATTGAACATACTTCATTATTTGTAACTACACCTACTTATAAGTTGCATTTCGGTAATTCACTAAACCCTATAAGGCTGTTAGATAGAATTGATGTAACTACTTCTGAAGATATGCTTTCAGGGGTTTACTTCATTACTAAAGTTGTTACAAAGTTAAGTACCAAAGTGAATAGAACATTTTTTATGAAAGGCTTTTAATGTCTGGATATACTTTCCATTTAATTAATAATAACAGGGAGTTTCTTCACAGTGACTCTATTGATTCATCTAAGAATTATAATCTGTATGTTGCTATTAAGAACTTAAAAGAATATGCTTTAGCTAATACTGGATTTGATTTAGAAAATCCTATATACTTGGGATTGAAGTCTGAACTAGAATCTGCTATGATTGCTGAAGTTGATGTTATGGATTCTTTTCCTTTAATACTTGATGCTAGGGTGTTCACACAAATATTAAACACTATTGACCCTCAAGAGGCTAGATACTTAAACCTTAATCGTCTATTTCAGTTTTTAGTTAATACTAAATATGTAACTGAATATGCTTCTAGAGTTAATTTAGTAAAGTCTGTGATGTTATCTAATGACGTGTTAGTAATTGATAGTCTTGTTGATGATAAGAGTGACGAGTATGTTTTCGTGGATTCTGAATATGGATACGAAATAGAATTAAACACACTAGAGATATTGAACCTTCAAGCAAAGGACAAAGTAGATTCTACTTATCTTACTGCTTATGTATTAGCTTTAGACTCAACTGTTCCTTTAGAGAATTTATTAAAACATAACTTATTCAACTATCAGACCTTTTCTAACTCTGAGCTTGTTTTTAATACTTTACTTAATAATGTTCCTGACTTAGAAGTTAAAGCTACTAAACTAAAACCTTTAATAGATTGTTCATATTATTTCTGGTTTACTAAAGACAATAGTTATCAAACATTCACTAATTACATTGACTTCAAATATCTTGAAACTGTAATGAACTACTGCATTGATAGTTTCAAATATTATCTTGATTTAATTGATTCTGCAAGAATAACTACTGGGAAAGACCCTTTGTCTTTTTATCCTTCCGGTCAAAATGAACTTTTTGAAGTTCTTTCAGCTATGAGAAGAATTTTAGCAATACTAGCTATTGTATATAATCTAGCTAAAATGTTTCAAAGTCAATACTATATTAAAACTGAGCTAGAGAGTTATCTTAATTCTTTAACTGATTTGAGTGGTAAACAGCTTACTGAAAGTTCTACAATATCTAAAATGTCTGAAAGGTTTCCTGACTTATCTGATTCTGAAATACGAGATATATTGTTCAATAAGGGTGGGAACGAAGAACATATTAATTATAGTCAAACTTTGTTCTCGGATAGTTACTACGCTTATGCTAACACTGAAGAAAACTTAAAAGGCATAAGTGATTATTTTACTATTATGCAAGACACTTCTAGTAGTTATAATTCTGTTGTATCTGATGGAACTGAATCTGGACTTGCACTAGATGATATAAGTCAGAAGCTTATAGAAAATATGGAATACATTTTAGACAGAATATCTGAAATTAGGGACTTACTTAATTTGATTAAGTTCAATACTTTACCTTCATTTACTTTTCTGTTTGACATAAATATGATAATTGACTTGTCTTTCCTAAATGGATTATCTCAGTTAATAACGTCATTCAACAATCTATTGTATAACTTCAACTGTATGCTTAACGCTATTGCCTGTTTTGCTTCTTATGTTAAAGATATGTACGATACTTTGAAAACCTTTTTCAACAATGAAGACAAGTTTGATATAACAAATTACTTGATGGCGGGGTTTACAGCTGACTTTAATGGTTCTGCAAAAACTGTAACTACGGATATGCTTTTCAATAATGAATCAAGCATATTGAGTATTCTTTCTGAGCTGGTACCTACAGATGAATTAGGTAAGATAGCTGATGCATTAAAATATAGTATCAGTAGTCTTAATGTGGATTGTCTTTCTAGTTGGACTGAAAGCTTATATAGTGACGCATTGACTTCAATGAAAGATTCTATCAAGGCTGGACAACGATGTAAGATAACTCCTGGCGGAAGACTTAGTGTGGACGCTAGGCTTAGGTTTAACTTAGGGTTAGATATACCTGATTTAAGATTCCAATTTAGAAGTTGTACTGGAGCTAGTTAAATGATTGTTACACCTACAGAGCTTGAACAAAAAGCTGCTGAATTATCTTCTTGTGCTGTTAATCAAGTTAAGACTTCTATGTCTGACATTCTTAAAGAGTTCGGAATAGCTAGTGGGACAATTGACTTAGTCAATCAAACCATTGATTCTGTGTCTGTAGAACAAGACCCTATTGTTTCTGTATTAGGTCAGAAAGTGGTTGCTATACCTGAACAAATAAAACCCGTAGCTCAAAACGAAGTTAATAAAGAGTTTGCCGCGTCTCAACCTCAGAAACCTACTTCATCTGTTAATGGTTATCAAGCAGACAACGTTATTGAGCCTATTAATGTATTTAGAGTTTCTAAACCAAAAGACATCCCTAATAATAATAACTCATTTGAGGAAGACCATCCTAATACATTTGGGGGAAAAGATAGAGCTGGTAATTTCGTTAAGCACAATTTGATTACTGGGTTATATCAGCAGGGTCTTAGAAATGGTTATGTGTTTAGGTCTGACCAAAATGGAAACACAACTATTTACATTCCTGGAAACCACAAAGTCAATATCGAAGAAACTTACAATATTAATTCAGGAGCTATGGACTTGATTATGAATGGCGAGGGGTACTTTGAATCTAACAAAAAGATTACCATTAAAGCTCCTGAAATAGAGTTAATAGGTCATTTAACTGTAACTGGACCTCAAAATAACACTCAAACTATTGATGCTATTGGAAACATAACTTCTGAATCTGTAGTTAAAGGTAGCGTGGACGTTGTATTCGCTAATACTTCTTCTGTTAGTCACGTTCATATGCAGAAAGATGGAAACGACGCTGGGGGTGGTGTTGAGACTGAGCCTCCTAAATCTGTTTATGTTAAGAAGAAATTATCTGCACCACCTAAAGTAGATACACCTGAAACTTATTACACACCCAATGTATTGCCTAAGCTGTCTAGCACTGATGTGCCTGAAAAGTACCCTACAAACAAAGAGCAAGTTGAAACTGCTTCTCCTGTTGCTGAGGGTGTATCTGGAGCTTCACAGTCTAATCCTTTCCAAATAGCTCAAGGGCTTATGGACTTGGGTAAACGTGCTTGGGGAGAAACTGGAAACAACCCTAATATTACTTCTCTATGGGACGAGATAGGTTATTCTGGAGAGACATTTGCTGACCACACTGCTTGGTGTGCTGTTTTTGTTGGTGCTTGTCTTAAAAGAAGTGGAAACAAATATATTAAGACTGCTTCATCTCAAGGGTATTCTAACTATGGGGTTGAAGTTCCTGTATCTGAAGCTAAAGTAGGCGATATTGTTGTATTCTACAGAAAAGGCTCTAGTTCTGGATATGGTCACGTTGGTTTTTATGCTGGAGCTCAAACTGCAGACAAAATAGCTGTGCTTGGTGGAAACCAATCTGATTCTTTAAATATTAGATACTTTTCAAAAAGTAAACCTGCTCAAGGCTGGGGAATAAAAACTGTTAGAAGAGCTGTATCTGCAAATGATGGAACTACTATACCTCCTGAATATGCTTACATATTGCCTTCAAATGTATATACTGGCGACAAAGTCGTTTAGGAGAATGATATGACTACTGGATTTAATGCTCTACCTGATTACAACTCAACTATTGTTAGGTTCTCTCAGGACGTTGTTGAGCAGATAAGACTTGACTTAAAAGAAAACGAGTTCAATAATAGTTTGGACAGTAAGGTATGGAGAAGTACTTTACCATACCCTCTGAATACTATGGATAACTATCCTGCACTTAGGTCTTTGCTTAGATATAAAGGTACTAGCAGATTTTGGTTAGTTCTTTCTTCTATGTATGGTGTGCCTTTTTATGTTTTCGACCACAGAAAGGTATTGTCAGTTGAAGAAGCTTTACTTATCAAGAATGAATACCCTGACCTTATAAATAATATATCTCCTTATCTAATTCCAGGGTACATATTGGGTTATACGGAATACAGAAACTACTTTGTAAATAATGTAAAACCTAGACTGATAAATAATGAAGAACCTGATACTGTAGCTAATACAAGACCTCCTGAGGGGTATCAGGATAACTATTACTATGTATATATTTTCTTTCCTAAAGCATTATCTAAATATACTCAGGAAGAGGTTGGAACTATTCGAAAAGATATACGAAAACTTGTAGAATACTTTTGCCCTCCTGATAAAGAAATTTCTAACATGGTTAATATATTTCCTTAATTTCCTTTTATAGATACAAAAGGATTTTAAATGCTAGAATTAGACCCTTCAACTGGAAAACCTATAGACGATGTTCTATCTATGTTAACTATTGTTATCTCTAATGCCTTAGCTACTCCTTACGAAAGTAGGGTATTTAACCCTAAACTAGGAACAAGTGCTGTAAGTCTATTGCAGGAGCCTGTAAATGACGCTGTGATTATGGCTCACACACAAAATCTACTTATCTCTGCAATTCACAGAGCTATACCTGAAGTTACTGTAAAACTAACTACCAAAGTAATTTCATCTGGTAAGGGTACTGCAGAACTTAGAATATATCTTACAATAAAATTCAACGGAACAACTTATGATAAGGAATACTCTTCTTATAAGAGAGGCTTCGTGAACTAATGGATAATCTTAACTTACTTGTAAACTCTAATACTTTATACGAGGGTTATGTTGCTGACAATAAAGACCCTGATAATTTTGGTAGAGTTCGCGTGCATATTAGAGGAAGAACTGAGGGAATTACGGATACTGAAAAATTACCTTTTGCAAGAGTATTGCACCCTTTAAATGCTATTATAGATAGGACAGATACTCCACCTGAAGTTGGAACTGAAGTCTTGCTAATGATGGTTAATACTATGGATTATAATTCTTTAATTATACTTGGTGGTTTTAAAATGAAAAATCAAACTGTGTAAGGGGCTTTCAATGGCTACAAAACTGATAATAAAAAATGATGATATGACTCAGGAAGAAATACAAGCTAGTATTGACTCTTACTTAAAACAAAACCATGACTATGATGCTTTGTATGGACAAAAAGGCTTAGACATAATTTCTGAATTGCTCTCTGGTTTCGGCTCTTATATTTCTTATAATAATCAAACCTTGAGAGAAGAAACTCACGTTGAAACTGTAAAAAGTGTAAACTCTATAGCAATAAAAGCTATTGACTATTCTTACAGAATAAACCGACCTACAAGCCCTAAGCTACTGTTAGAGTATTCTGGAGCTGATATTAATATATTCAGAGGGGATAGCTTTGGTAGTTACGGGGATATGCAGTTGGTTTATAATGGCGAGAGTAGAAAATTATTAGCTGGGTCTACTTTTGAGGTTTCAGTGGGTTATCTTAAGACTAAAGAATTAGCTGTAGATAAATCTAAAAACTTATGGACAATTGACTTAGAACCTTCAATACCTACAAACTATGTAGAAGATACATTACTATATATTGAATCTGGAACTCAACACTTGAACTTAGTGAAGAGATTGGAAGACTTATATTTAGGCAACGCTGTTGACTATTCTTTAGGGGACAGAAAAGCCAGAATATTTTTGTGGGACAATACTTTATCTAGAGGTGCAAGACTTTCTAGTGAGAGTAATTTAGCTGTAACTTATCTTGAAGTTCCAGGAGCATTCACTGTTATTACGGGAAAACTAGCCATTGATAAGAACTTTAAACTAAACACTATATTAAGTCAGGGAGCTGACGCAGACAATATGTATTATGTTAAGTCTATTTTACCTTTTTTCAATCAGACTTTTAGAACTGCAGTTTCCCCAGCAGACTTCAACTACATTGTTAAGACCTTCAAATATTTTAATGATGCTGGCTATCAGTTTGATAATGGTACTCCTGTACGATATAAATTAAGATTAGTTAACTGTATTGCTGGTCAAACTTATTCTATTACTTTATCTTCAAACAAAGGTGCCTACTATAATAATTCTAGAGAGGAAGTTTACGAAGTTACTGCAACTGAAGATGATACTTTTGATACTTTAGTTGCGAGATTTACTTCTATTATAGAGTCTCAAACTTATTTAACGGAGATATTGTACCCTTCAATAGGCTCTATATTTAGAATACAAGCTTTCAAAGCTTCAAGTGAAATGGATATAGTTTGCTCTCCTAATGTAGAATTAACTATTGAAGTACCTAACAGACTTGCTAACCAGTATTTAGGGTATATATACTATACTCATAGACAGATAGCTCAAGGTATTAAAGAACTAACTTATTATGAGCAACAACAGTTCCAAGAGTTTTTTGAACCTCACAAGATTGCTGGTTCTGTTGTGGCTTTAGTTCCTGCTACTCTAAATGGTTTTAATCTTGACTTGCAAATCAAGCTATTGAATAGTGATTATTCTGTACCTTTCCAAACTCATTTAGAAAACTATTTGAGTCAATATCAGTACTCTATAAATAAGGACTTCTCTGTATCTAAAGCCTTAAGAGATATAGCCCTTTTTAGTTACAATGGTGTGAAGTATGTTACGGAAGTTTTCAGTAACACTAATGAGAGCTATGTAGGATACATTGAAAGATATCTAGTTATTGATTGTAACCCTAGCCTTAGTTATAACTCTTAAATTTAACTGAATATAGTTATATTATAAAAGGAGTACTTTATGGCTGGCGAAGTTCAATTAGGCGATATACCTGACTCAGATATCCTTCCAAATCCTGAAGGCGAAATGTATGAGTTCTATGAGGGGTTAGATTCTAATCTTTTCTCTGAATCTACGGGTATGAATCACAATGCAGCCGCTAAATGGCTGAAAGCTCAAGTACTTAGAAACTTAGAGTATCTTAGCTATCTTCTTGATGTGAAAGATGGGCAAACAATTGTATCTCAAGATATTGTTCATACTTTATCTTTAATAGACAAATCTGTTACTTTACCTAAGTTATCTGAAGAACTGCAAAATTTATTAATCAACTTAAGAACTGCAAACGTTATTGAAAGAAACTCTGTACAGACTTCAAACTGTATTTCTTTAGTTTCTGGAAAAATCAGGGTAGCTACTGGAACTGTTATATCTCAAGCAAACGGGTTTGATGAACAAGGTCAGTTCGACTTAACTGAGAGACTAGCTACTGTAGATTTAGTTGCTACTGTAGGTAATACTCCTGTTGCTTATCTTTATAAGCAGATTGGTGGGGGCTATACTCAATCTACTACAAAACAGAATATACTGAACCTTACTACAATGATAGGGACTAAAGTTTTACTTGGAACTTTTTCTGTGGTTGATGGGGTTATAACTTCTGTTACACCTGCTGTACCTACATTCAAAGTTAAAGCTATTGAAGAACCTACAATATCTGGTCAATATATCAAATTGCCTTCAGGAACTACAGCTGAAAGACCTACTTTAGTTGCAGAAGATAAAGCTATCAGATATAATACTACTTTAGCTACTTGGGAGTCTTGGAATGGTTCATTCTGGGGAGACTTAGGAACTGGACAGCTACTTGGTTCTACAAAAGACAAGGCTGTTATGTTTATGAGTCAATCTATTGTAGGAAATTTAACTATCCCTGATGGTTGTAATGGTTTCTCTATTGGAAGAGTTGCTATAGAAGCTGGTTCTAAACTTACTGTACCTGCGGGTTCAGTTTATAAAATAATATAAAGGACTAAACATGCTAGTTTTAACTGGAGAGGGAATTAACTTTACTGTATCTACTGTAGATGATTTTCCTACTTTAAATTTAGAAGACAATCTTGTTTGTATTGTTACTGATGAAAACCGTGGTGGAACTTTTATTTACAGAAGTGCAAAAGCTACTATAAATAATGAGGGAACTATTTTTGATGGTTGGGAAAGACAATTCAGCGGGCCTGTAAATGTTAAATGGTTCGGTGCTAAAGGCGATGGTATTGCCGATGATACTATACCAATTCAAAAAGCCGTAAATTATATTGTATCTATACATCCTACCAGTCCTACATTTTACAACAATAGAAATGCTATAGATATTGAGCTTAATAATGGCAACTTTGTTATAAATGGTAAAATTTTATTTACAAGCGGTATAAGATTTATAGGCAATAATTGTAGTATAACTACTACTAAAACAACCTTTGAAGCAATTTTTTCATCTGCTTATTTAAGTAATGGGGTTTTAGTTTCATTGGATACTTTAACCGATAAAGATTTATTAACACAAAACAGCATAACTAATGTTTTATTTGAAAATATTATTTTTAAAGATATTCCATTAGTGTTAAAATTAACAGCAGTGTTATGGCAGTCTTGTATTAAAGATTGTTCTTTCTATTATTGTGGTAGAGCAATAGATTCTTATTATTCTTTTTACATGAAATACGAAAATATAAAAACTTATGGTAAAAAAACTGGATACGATAGCTATTCTATGGTTAAGTTAGCTTCATTTGTAAATCATATTGAATTGGATAATGTTTCAATTACTAGCTTTGGAACTACCGAAAATAATACAACTGGTACAGGATTAGAAATAGTAAATTCTAACTTTTCAATACCTATTCAAAATTCGGGCGGAGGATTTCAAAACATATCTTTAAATAACTGCTCTTTTGAGAGTGGAAAATACGGAATTGTTACGACGGGGGAAGGTCATGGATTAAACATACAAAATACTTATGTTGAAAAACTTGATACATTCATTAAAGATACAGATGGTGCAATAAAAACTGGCGTAACATTGAATGTTGAGGCTGGTTGGCAAGTTAAAAATGTAGTAAATATGTCAGGCTTAAGAAGTTCTATTTTATATCCTTTTGCAAATAAAGATGATGGAACACCCGCGTTGTATGGTAAGACAATACTATATGCTGGTACAAATGGAAATTACGGAACAATTGTATATAGAGATAGCAGATGGGGTTATGACTCAACAAAGTATAGTTTAACCCCTGAAGTTTCAATTTATGATTTTTCCGGTGGTGCTATGGGGTTTGGAACAGTGGGAAATAAAAATTGGAATCCTGCATATAAGGCTATGCAATTTGGAAAATCAGGAGTTTTATACTCTTCTACAAATGAAGTACATTTACAAGAAAACGCATACAGAAACACAAGCGATACTGAAAAAAGAATTATTGCTGGCAAGGCTTCAAAATATGTTCAAGTGCAGGGAATTCATTTATTTTATTCCACGAATACATCAGACACTGCTGATTCAAATATTACAGATATGAATGAAATAATTAGGTTTTCACCAGATGGAACAATTGCATCAGGATTTGATAATACTAAAAGTATGGGTTCTGCATCTAATAGATGGTCGGTAATTTATGCAGGAACGGGAACAATTAATACATCAGACGATAGGGAAAAAACATATATTGATATAACTGCTATTGAAAAGAAAGTAGCGATAGAATTAAAAGCTAATATGAGAAAGTTTAAATTCAACCACTCTATTGAAGAAAAAGGGGAAGAAAGAGCTAGAATACACTTTGGAGCATCAGCACAAACTGTTAAATCTATATTTGAAAAACATGGATTAAATGCTTTTGATTACGCAATTCTTTGTTATGATGAATGGGACGATTTGTATGAAACAATATTATTAGAAGAGTCTATTTTAGATGAAGAGGGAAATGAAATAACTCCAGCTAAAACAAAAGAAGTTTTAACAAGACCAGCTGGAAACAAATATGGACTAAGATATGAAGAATTATTATCTTTTATAATTGGTTGCATATAATGATTTTAGAACAATTTAACAACCAATACAAATACCAAACAGACAAAGATAAATTCAGACTATTAGAAGCTTGGGCAGAACCTAAGCTTCAGTCTGATGGTTTTTACTACGGAGATTGTGAAGACTATTGTATCTTCCTAAGACACAACATAGAAGAGTTCGAGGACTGGGAATACTATTACTGTAAAATACTGTCTAATAACAAATATGAGGGTCATTGCATTCTGTCTAACGGAACCTTAGCTATTGATTGTAACATTCAGAATCCTATTCTATTAGATGATTACATAACTGTATTCAAAGCTATTGAACTCAGACAATATACAAATACTGAAGTTCAGTTAAAATTCTTAGCTTCATACTTGCAAAAGCATTCTTGGTTTAATTCTTTAGTGTCTTTTATATCTAAATTCACTAATAGAAAAGAGTAGTACTTATTTACTTTTTAAGTTTCTAGAGTATTTCTTATATTATAAATAAGGGGTTTATTATGACTCAAGGTTTAGACGTTAAGAATGCTTCTGGAAAACACTTCCAAATAGACTTTCCTGACACTTCAAATGATTTAGCACTTACTACAAAAGATTTAGCTTCAACTAAATTAATAAATACAATCTCAGAGCTAAGAGCTATTGATGGTTCTGTAGCTGACCGACTTCAAGTTCTAGGTTACTACCTAAAAGGTGATGGTGGCGGTGGAACCTTTTACTGGGATTCTGCTTCTACAGAAACTGATAATGGTGGAACTATTATTCAAGCTACTGGGATAACTACGGGAAGATGGAAAAGACCTAAAAAAGGAATAGTTTCAGTAAAAGAGTTTGGAGCTAAAGGCGATGGAATAACTGATGATACTGTTGCTATCCAAAAAGCCTTATACTTGAATTGGAACAATAACAAGACCGATGTATTTCCTAAAGTAAACAATCTAGTTATTTATGTTCCAATAGGTAATTACAGAATAACATCACAATTACATCAACCATCTGGAGTTGTAGTTTATGGAGATATGCCAACAAGCCTACAAGGACAAGCTGGAACAAACATAAATGATTATAAACAAACCGCATTTATATTTGATTTTCCTTATGAATATAATACTGAGGGGATACAATATACTAAAAAAAGTGCATACCTAATAACTGGTTTTTCTAAAGACTTATCTCAAACTGGTTGTCCAGTAGGGGATTTATTAGACCCTTATTTATATAATTGTGCAGGTTCAGTATATGACGATGGATACGGAACTAGAAGCTTATTTACTTCAATAAAAGGTATTCATTTCTACACAAATAAAAATATTGCCTGTGGTTTAGGAATAGGTTTAAACCCAAATATAGAAGTGGATATTACAACTCATGGATTCTTATTTGGTGTAATTGGTCAAGCGATTTGGGGAAGTAAAATAAATGTAAGCGGAGAAGCATATTTTAGTGGATTAGTATTAACTCAACTAAATGGTGGATATGTAAGCGGATATACTGTTAAAACAACATCTACTCCAAGTAATCTACCTTCATTCACTAGTGATTTAGCACCTAATAAATGGGTTAAAAATGTAGAGTCTGGTTATGCAGAGCCGTTTCTAAAAACTGGTCACTACATTACCTATTCTAAAGGAATCGAGCTTAAAATAATAGCTGAATATTGGGAAAGAGCTGGTGTAATGTATGTTTCAGATGGGGTTATTACTGCTCCCTATTATGAATCAAATACAGTTTATGGAGTTCAAGCCATTTCTTCTGCTGTAAGTATAGATACACCTTTAGTTAATAACGCAGGAAGTACAAGCTTTATTGTTGGTAATAATTCTTCTTCAATCTCAATTAGAAACTGGAACAATACAGAAAAAATTAGAATTAACTCTTCAAATACATTAGATTCTGTAAGTCCACAAATAAGAGTTGAATTGGTTGATTCTACACAAATAGCAGATGATGAAATCTTTAGAGCAGATATGGATATAGTTACTTCAACAGTTCTAGGGGGAAAGACTATTTATGTTTCATCTACTGGGAACAATACATATACTGGTTTATCATCAGGAAATGCTGTGCAAACACTAGATATTGCTTTGAGTAGAGCTAAGTTTTATAGCATTGAAAGCATAACAATAGTAGGTTCATCAACTGTAAATTTCGGAAGCTCGTTTCCAACAATAGATAATATGAAATGTAAAATTAAAGGAAGTGGTGCAACTGCTACATGGGGAATAAGCAGTAATAATACTTTATATACAGTATTTAAGAATTGTAATATCGAGTTTGAGGGAATATCTGTAATAGCACCCGCTGGTTCCTCTTCTGGTGGATTGGATTATAGGGGTGCAATAGTTCCACAAGGAAATGTAAATATTACTTTTAATGATTGTGATGTTTCTTGCCCTGGTGGCAACGCTGCTTTATTTTCAACTGGTGGGGGGCAAGGAGCTGGGCTATTAAATGTAAACCTAGTTAATTCAAGCACTTTAAATGTTGCAGTTATGGCTTACAATGGAGAAATAACATCGGGAGTAAGGTACTTGATAAATAAAGATAGTACATCTACAATAACTGGAACACCAGCTTACCAATCATTGTTTACAGTGGTGTAAGGTAACCCCTAAAGAATTTAATAAATATAAAACAGATAAAGACAAATTCGGATTCTTTGAGGTTTGGGATATTCCTAAGCTTCAAGACTACTAACTCTTTCTTAATATCTTAAAGTTCTATATGTATTCCTTATATAAATAAGGAGTTCATATGTCTGGTGGAGAATTTGCCTTAGGCAACAACTTAGGCGAAGAATTTATTATTGCTCACAGTGATGATGCTGGAGCAATAAAAGTAAACTCAAGAGACTTAAATACAGTTACTGTAGACACTATTGCTGACCTTAGAACTTTATCTAGTTTAGCAGAGTATGTACGAGTTACTGGATATCATACTAAAAATGATGGTGCTTTTGGTTCTAATGTATTTAGATTAAAAGGTATCCGAAACACTGAAAACGATAATACTGGTACTATAATCCTTTCAACAATAAACGATATTGAATACGTTTATGAATTACAATTCAGCGGACCTGTAAATGTTAAATGGTTCGGAGCTCGTGACGGCTTGGACAGTACTTCTTCTATACAAAAAGCTATTGACAATCATAATGTAGTTTTCATACCTGAGGGTACTTTTCTTTTAGGATACCAAACTGCTTATCTTGGAGAAACTGAATACGGGGTTGGGGGTATTTTACTTCGAGCTGGAGTGACTTTATTTGGAAGTGGAGACAAGTCTATTCTTAAAGTTAAACCTAATGCTTATGGGGCTGGGGCTTTATATGGGCTTGTTAGAAGCAATTACACTAGCGATATTGAAATATACAATATCAAGTTTGATGGAAATAAAGCTAATCAGGTAGCTTCTACTCAATGTAGTAATATATTCCTTCACGGAATGGACAATGTAAATATTCACGACTGCTTCTCTATTAATGCTAATGGTCAAAGTATTCAAGTTGTTGGGAAAGCCACAGACCCTATAGACTTTCTTTACATTGAAAACAATATCATAGATACAGCTACTTCTATCGGTATTCAAGTTTCTCACTGCAACAATCCTGTAGTTGAAAACAACATAGTTATTGGTTGTACAAACAATGCAATAGACATCTATAATGAAGATGGAGATACTGTTGTTTCAGGTAAAGGGGGTTCGATTGTTGGGAACACAACTAAAAATAGTCTTACTGGGGTGTTCATAGAAACTTCATCTCTTATTAATGTTACTGGAAATACTATAGAGAATTGCTCATCTTCAGGGATTCACATAAATCGTATAAATGGTGTCCCTTACAACTCTAATGTGAATAATAATATTATCTCTGGGGGGACTAGAAGTATTCGAATTTCTGGAGTAGGCTCTGGTAATTTAATATCTAATAATGTTTGCACGGGATTTACTGAAGCACCAATCTTATTGTATGGTTCAAGTTGTTCAGGTGTGACTATAAAAGATAATACATTCTCATTTAATAGTGCTACTCAACCTTTTGTAGAAATATCTAACACTGCTTTAAGTAATGTGCAGGTAGTCAACAATAGATGCAACACTTTATTCGGTGGAAATGATTACAGAGTTCTTGTTACTGGGGTTGTATCTTCTACTGCAACCTTTATACAGAAACCTATACGTATTGACACTATTGTTCAGAAAGACTTCCTGTCAGGAGCTCCTTCAATAAATAATGGACAAACATTAACTATCCCTTTAAGGGATAATGCTACAGGAACTCTTCAACTATGGGGAACTAGTGGGGGGAGTTGGTATAGCACAGCTACTTACACTGTATTTAGTGGTGGTGGTACAGCTAAAGTTAAGAAAATAAACGATGACTTCACTGCACCTGGGCAACTGTTTGGGGCTGTGACAGTTAGTGGTCTAACCTTGAGTATTCCAACAACTGCAACTGGTTCCGGTGGAAACGTTAAATATTTCTTAGAATATCTTTAATGAAAAAATTATTAACCATTCTAGCTAACATACCTAAAGACAAACTACTGCACAGTTTCTATGGTACGTTAGTCTATGCTTTATCTTTACTTATAAACCCTGTATTTGCTATATCTGCAACTATATTTATTGCTGTAGCTAAAGAGGTTTACGATGAATTTGCTTACGGTGGTTTTGACTTTAAAGACATACTATTCACTGTATTGATTCCTGCATTACTTTTTGCAGTAGAATTACTTAAAACTGTATTATAGTGTTATTCTTTTAAGTTACTTATAGTTTACTTAATATATTTTGAAAAGGTTCAATTAACAATGACTGACTTATTGAAAAAGATTAAAAGCAGTGCTTTCTGTGTTAATGTAAGAAAAGCTATAGACTGCGTAAACCCTTTTACTATCTCTGAAAAATTACAGAATATAACTAAACAGATGGAAGACTATCAGCAAACTCGATGTAAGCTTGTTCTTGATTATGAAAAGCTGGAAAAAGAGTTACAATATGTAAATAACAAGAGAAAAGAAGAACAGAAGTTAACTACAACTGTTTTAGACCATTTACCTGATATGCTTTGGGCTAAGGACTTAGATGGGAAGTATATTCTTAGTAATAAAGCTTTCCGAGAGCAGTTTCTATATGGTTTACCTTGGAAAGAAGTAAAAGGTAAAACAGATATTGAACTAGCTAACTTGTTCAAGTCTAGGGTGGGAACAGATAATCATACTTTTGGAGAACTTTGTGCTTCATCTGATGAAATTATAATGAGAACGGAAGAGGCTAGAAAGTTCTTAGAACACGGACTTATTGATGGTAAAATGTTACGTCTAGTTGTTAATAAAGCTCCTGTATATAATCTTAAAGGGGAGTTCTTTGCTACTTGTGGTAATGGACGAAACGTAACCGAGTGGTATGATGGTCTTAAATCAGCTATTGAATCTAGTAATGCTTGCTTTGGTTCTGAAATAAAAGAGCTTTTTGAAAAAGAACTTAACAAATATGAGTTTAAAATAGAAACAAAATCTAATTAAGAAAGGAGCGTGGTTATGCTTGAGGCTAGCAACGAAACTAAAATAGCACTGTTAGAGCAAGCTGTGAGTGGTGTAAAAGCTGTTCAAGAGAAGCAAGATAACATCAACATGAGCTTAATAACTACGGTTCAAGACATTAAAACAAAGTTCTGGGTACTTGGGGTTGCATTTCCTGTATTGATTTCTTTGCTTGGGTTGCTCAAATCCTTTGGTGTATTCGGAAAATAAATCTTAAGTTAGTTCTTTATTATATAAAATAAAAAGGATTAACTATGCCTATACTTGCACCTATCATATCTATGTTAACTTCTTCTGGATTAAGCCTTTTAGGTAAAGCTTTAAATGCAGGGGAAGACAAAGTAACTTCACTGATTGAAGAAAAAACTGGTATTAAACTTACTGAAAAATCTGAACTATCACAAGATGATATTCTTGCATTAAAGAAGTTCGAATCTGAAAATGAACTTGAACTATTGAGAATAGCTTTAGCTGATAAACAAGAAGACAACAGACATTCTGAAACTCTTTACACAACTGCACACACTACTTATCAATCTAAAAGTGATATGTCTGATGCAATTGCAAAACAAATCATCGAAAGAAACTTACCTTTAATTGGTATTCTTGTTCTAGTTAATGTTGCTATTTTGAACTTCTTACACGACAATGCTACACTAATAGCTATTGCTTCAAACTTAATTGGTATTGCTATCGGTAACCTGTTTAATGAAAGACAAGCTATTATTAACTTCTTCTTTGGTAGCTCTTTAGGTTCTAAAATCAAAGGTTCTGCTCTTGAGAAAGGGGCTTCAAATGACAAATAACTTAGAACCTTTATTAGATTACCTTTCTGTAGCAGAAGGCATTGACATACACTATAATGCTGGGGAAACAGACATCACTACCCCTTATGGTGTGTATAGAGCTGACCACCCTACTGCAGAGATATTCAAGTATATTGACTCTATTGCTAGAAAGGTAGGAGTAACCGCACCTTCTAGTGGGTGGACAAAGATTCAAATTAATCTTGTGAATAATGAATTGTCTAAATTCAAATCAGAGGTTAGAGAGTTAGCTAAGGTGTTCTATTTAGGTTTCTTAAAAGGAGCTATGATAGAATCTTTCCCTGTAGAATGTGTTATGGCTATGTTCTCTATGTACACAAACTCTCCTGCCAATGCTGTTAAGGCTGTTCAAGATTCTTTACTTGAGTTGAAAGCTGTAGGGCTAGTTAAATTCACTGGAGAGCTCTCTATAGTTGACGGGCAAATTGGCTCTAAGACTTCAAACGCACTCACAGATATTGTTAAACATGATAATCAATTCTTAAACTATTGGTTAGAGTCTTTAATGCTTTCTAATATGAAATCTATTTATATCAAGCTTGCACTTGCTGACCCTGCTAATCTTAGATATCTAAAAGGTTGGGACAATAGAATGGACATTTTACAGAGTATGAAATAACTATGTTTAACTTTGGAACTTTAGCTACAACAGAAGAGGTAATACCTGCTGGTTCTTTTGCTTATTTAATAGGTACTGAATCTGGGAACTACGGGTTTAACTCTTCTGTAGGAGGACTTGTGCCTTTAGGTCTTTTTAACTTAGAGATATCTAGCTTAATAACTATTGATGAAAATACTCTTGTTATTACTTTAGGAGACGGAAACGATTTAATCCCTGGATACATAACATTAGATATTAACTTATCTAGCTTAGGTGTTACTTCTACTATGGTGGAGTCCGGAACTTTAAATTCATACCAAATGACTTACATAGGAATAAGAACTTTATTGTCTGGAGAATTAAGTCATTCTATCCCTGTGACTATTACTCCTAGGAATGCTGAGAACGCAATAGATGATTTTTATGGTGCATTCCTAATTGACGAATCTGGTAATGCTATAATTGACTAAGGAGATTAAATGCCTACAAGAAAAATTCAAAACTACTTATCTAGTGGAGAAGCTACTGAAATAAAAGTTGGTGGCACTGCTGATGAAAACAAAGTAGTTACTAAGCAAGACATAATTGATGTTGTAACTAAACCTGCATATTGTGCATATTCTAAAAGTAGTGAACTTTCCCTTACAAACTCTTTTCAAGTCGTGAAAGGTTGGTCTGAGCTTATAACTCCGTTAAATATTTCTTATAATGATATTACTGGGAACTTTAAAGCTTTAGAAGAGGGAGTTTACGAATGGACTTTAGAGAGAATATATACTAATAGTGACATTAACCCTGTTGCTCCTATTCAATTATCTTTACAAGTTATAATAAATGATTCAATACTGGCTTTTAGTAGAACTGCTATAATAGGAGCAGCTACAGCAAATGACGAACCAAATGTTATTTCTTTTACTTCCCCATTTATTTATGAAGTAGCTAAAGATACTGAGTTCAACTTCCAAGTAAAAGCTAGTGAGGGTGCTAACACTCCTGAATCTACAAAGCTTGTAACAATGCAACTAAAAGCAATTAAAATACATAATATACTATAAAGGAGATACTGTGTTAGAAACTTATAAACCTGATTTTTGTATGGCTACTGATTTTAATGGTCAAGCTATCCCTGCACTAAATTTAAAACCTGATAGCATTAAATCTTTAAGTGAGGGAAACACTATTGATTGCACTGAAAAGACGCTACTTGTATTTGAGAATGATGTTCAGATTCAATTAAATGGTCTTGGGTATTACTTCACTCTGAGAGCTTCTAAAGAAGTTTGTGTTGCTGACTTAAATTCTATAACTGTGATTGGTGTGGGAAATTATATAATAATTTAAGTTAAATTTAAGTAAAACCTTGTATTTTTATAAGGTTTCTTTAAGAATATTCTGATATAATTATGATAAGATTTTATATTAGGAGTTGCAGAATGTGTATAGAGGGATTAAACAAGAGTCCAGTTTTAGTGTTAAAAGATTGTATATCTAAAGAGTTTGCAGAGATTCTAGAAGAGCCTAGAGTTCAACATTTAATGTTGCTGTTGGATAGAATTAATACTAGTTGGAATACTATTCTAGATAACGGAGAAAAATGCCATATAAGCTTTTACCGAGATATGATAGAAAAAGACACAACTAACTTTAATAAAAGCATAACAATATTGAGAGCTGACTTAAATAGAGAATTTATGCTATCTATTGACTTGAAAAGAGTTAATAAATGAACATCTTCATATTGAGTAAAAACCCTAAAAAATGTGCTCAAATGCACTGTGATAAACATAATATCAAAATGATTTTAGAACACGCACAGATGCTTTCAACTGTATACCGAATGTCTGTTGGGGAACTTATGCAGGTTAGGGTTAAGCAAAATGACGGGACTTACAAAACTAAAGAATGGTATGCTGTAGATTCTGATACAATTAAAATACGAAAAAACTCTATACCAGAACTAATTGACTATTGTATATATGCTCCTACCCATATTAACCACCCTTGCACTGTGTGGGTTAGAAAATCTTTATCTAATTATAATTGGTTAGTTCAGATGACTAAGCATTTAAATGATGAATACAAATATAGATTTAATCATACTGAAAATCATAAGTCTTGGGATATGATTTCTGATTACTTACTTGAAATTGATAATCTTTCTGACTTTGGTTTAACTAAACCTGCCTTAGCTATGGACGATGAATATAAAATATCTTCTGGATTTAATATCTCTCAAACTAAGGCTATTATAAAAAGAAAAGAATCTGTTTTACTTGTAATAAAGTCTTATAGAAACTATTATGCAAAAGCTAAAGCTAATTTATTGACTTATACTAAGAGAGATAAGCCTAAGTGGCTTGAGGAATATTAAGTTAAATTTAAGGTAAAACTGGTGTAATTTTAAGAATACATTAAGTTTATTCTGATATAATTATGATAAGAAAATAAATTAAAAGGGGTTCAAAATGGCACTAACTGGAAACCAACAAAAGATTTTATCTAAGGTTATGAAGTTGCTTCAAATGACTGTTGAAAATGGTTGTACTGAAGCTGAAGCAAATTCTGCAAAAGAAAAAGCAGAAACACTATTGAGAGAGTACAATATGTCTCATCAAGATTTAGACTTAGCAGACATGGTTATAGATAAATTCTATCCTGCAGACGAAAACAATGTTGGGTATGCAAAAGCTCCCCAATGGGTTAAAACTGTTTTGGGTGGTGTAAACAGGGCTTTCGGTTGCGTTGTTGTTTGGGGAAGAGACGACGATGGGGACATAATTGCACACCAGTCTGGAAGAAGTTCTGATATGGAAGTAGCAGACTATTGCTACATTGTTATTCGAGACCAGATTTTTGACTTAACTAGGGAATATATAAAAACTAACAACTTAAGAAAAAACAGTTCTCAAGTTGCTTCATTTCAAGAAAGCTTAGCTTACACTGTTGTAGTTAATTTACAGGCTGTATTAGGAAACACACATTCAGGTCAAACTGGTAGCAATGGAAAATCACTAACAATTATTGAGAGTAGCTTAGTTAGGGTTGACGAAGCTAGAGACTATATTTCTAAAGAAATGGGAATTGACATTGTTCAAAGAAGTTCAAGTTTGAGACAGAATCAAGATGGAGTAAGTGCTGCTAGTCGTGTTAGCGTTAGCAAAGCTATGGGTGGTGGAACTTCAACTGCAAGGTTAACTAGATAGAGATATCTAGTCAGTATATTACATATAACTAAGGAAAATAAATGACAAAATGGATTTTAATATCAGCTATACTAATTACTTTCTCTGTAACTACAGTTATTGGGTTTAATTCATATAATGCAACAAAAGCTGGATTGGAAGAATGCCCTGTATATGGCGTTGGGGACGGTGGATACGCTATTTGGGTTAAGTCGTGTAAAGAATATACAGAACTTATTAATTTATATAAGAAAGGAAATACAAACACACTAAAATGCTAGGAAAATTTGTTGAAGTGCTTAAAGTGGTGGAACCTGTACTTAGCTCTGAGAAATACTGTTACAATATAAAAAAGGTTTCTTTAACTGATGCTGGAGTTATTGAAATATCTGTGAGTGATGATTATGTGCATAGTGCAGTTAATATACTTATAGCTTTAAAAGAACTTTTACCTGACTATTCTTTTTCAAGGTCTGTATCTGCCTCTGCATTTCTTATTAACATAGATTTACTTTCTACAAGGATAACTAATGCACAAAAATAAACTAAAAGAAGATTTATATCTTATATCTCACTATATAGACTCTACTTTGATAAACAAGCTGTATGAAGAGTCTTCAAAAATGTATAACAATAATAGCTCAAAAGCTAAAACAAAGATATTGAATGAGCTAATTGCTAATACATCTGAAGAGTCAATACCTGCACTAAAAGCTTTATGGAGATTAATGTTCAATGACTTTTACAGATATGGGGTTACTGAAAAATACATATTAGATATTACTTCTGAACATTTTGGAGAAGAAGCTTCTGATTTCTATAACCACCCTGACTATTTTGATGTAGAAACTAAAGAACAGCCTTTCTTTGAAATGATTAATCAGTTTGCTCTTATGCTTGATGGCGTTATATCTAAGAAAGATGGAATACTTAATATCTGTACTTATTTAGTAAAGGATTCTAGCATACAAGTTATTGACTTATTCTTATCTATTGTAAGGAGAGACTGGAATGTTGGAGTATCTGCAACTACTTTTAACAAGTTATTTGATGAACCTTTCATTCCTGTATTCTCTGTAACTAAAGCTGGGGAAATAGACCTTGACGACCTAGATGATTTAGGAGACGAGGACGACAACTATTATATTGAGATTAAATATGACGGTACTAGAGACTTCACTATTGTTCCTTATGGTTGCAGTTCTAAAGAGGACATTTACACTTTAAGCAGTAATGGAAGAGTATTATACATCCCTGAAGTTCAAAACGACTTATGGAATTATCTTATACTTACTGATTTTAAACATACTGGGTTTTTCCTTGATGGAGAGCTGACAGTTAAAAACTCTATATTGAGTAGTGACAGAGGTTCAATAACTGGTTGGCACACTTCCGCGATTAAATTGGCAGAGGGAATGAATTCTAAATTAGCTGAGGATTGGTCTAAGAATGTTAGTTTTAATGCTTTCGATATTGGAGACTTAAATGACTTTGAAAATACTATCATTACTGATGTTCCTTTAACTGAAAGAAAAGCTGACTTAGAGAAATTACTTTCCTATGTATATATGAACTGCATCAGACTTGGGGAGTACGAATATTGTTCTAAAGCGGAATTGAAAGCTAAAACTGAGAAAAAATACTGGGAATTGCTTGGTAGAGGTGGCGAGGGTCTTATAGTTAAAGACGCCTTAAGCTCTTACTCATTTGATAGGGACAATTCTTTATGGTGGAAAATTAAACCTAACTCAACTGCAGACCTAAGAGTTATTGGTTATCAGTTGTCTGACGACCCTAAACTTCCTGGAGCATTAGGTGCTTTAATCTGTCAAACTGAGTGTGGAGAAATCACTGTTGAAGTTGGTTCTGGGTTTGGAATATTTGACCGAGGATATTATAGACAGGATAATGAAGATGGGACATTTGATTATTTACCTATTCCATACTATAACATTGAAGACTGGATAGGAAAGATTATTGAACTTAAATACTTTGGAGTGACTCACACTAAAGCTAAAGATAATAATTCTTTATTCTTACCTAGAGTTGAGCTATTGTCTAAAAGAAAGAAATACAATACTGATTATATGTCTGGAGAACTTTGTGCTGGTATCGTAAGATATGATAAAAAGAAAGCTAATTTAGCTTCTGAGTTAAGAGGATACAAAAAATGAAACAGATAGGAACTTTATTTACTCAAAATGTGGGAGACATAATTGCTGACCACAACAACAAAGGTATTGAACAATCTAAAGGCAATGAGTCTGAGACTTCAAGACAAAGAGCTAAAGAGTGTTTTGAAAAGATTTGCAGGGGTGGAGTGAAACCTTCTGAGTTTATTTTTGCTATGGCAGGTGGTAAATCTTCTACAGAAGATGATAAATTTGATACTGTAAATATAATCATAGGTATTGACTTTGCTAAGGGTAGTGATTTTACTTCAACTACAAATATTGTTTCTGAGAATTATATTTACAGAGCTTTAGGGTATTCTGATTCTGGGAGAAACTAAAATGGCTTTAATACATAATTTAAAACATCATTGCAGAGCTGAGTGTAAATTGCTTGATGGAACTATTCTTTATTACTCTCGTTGTGGTAAAAACATTACGGACTATGACAATATGAAAAGTAGGTTAACTTATCTAGGTCAGGGAATAATACACAGTATTGATGGTAAAGTACAAAACTTTAACCCTGAGGACTTATATCACTTTTGGAAAGAAAAGGAACAAAAATGCTAGTACAAGAAACTGTAGATTACGAACTTGTAAGTAGGGCTGTAGGAATTTCTACATCTAACATAGATTCTCTAGCTCTAGGTTGCTTCGAATATTGTTACTCTCACGGATACTCTTTGGGTGCCGGAAAGTCTGTAAATGGCAATAACGCTGTGTCTGTTTTTAGACTTAAAGATAAAAAAGCAGTATTCAACACTCACGACAGAGAAACTATGTATGAAGCTATAATCTTTGCAACTCAAAAAGTAATTGAAAATAAAGACAAGGATATGAAAAAATGACTGAAGTAGATTTAGTATCTCCACTGGTAGCTATACTTGTTTTTGTTTTATGCGTTGGATATATTTTACATAAGGGAACCAAATGATACATTTATTTTATACACCTGAGCAAATGTACCGAGAACACGGAGTTACTGATACTGAAAGGGTGTTGCTAGTTGCAGATAATGAAGTCATTAACAAGCAAGTAGTTAGCCCTAAGGGTCCTAACTCTGTAAAAAATATAGACCTTGTTTATCACAAGCATGAACTTAAAAACTGCAATATTGAACATATATATGTGCTTCAAGGCTGTGAGCAAATTGTGTTTGAAATGTTAGGACTGTATCATTCTTTCCCTGAGAAAATAAGAGGTATAGACTCTTCTTTTTATACTATAGATGAAGCTAGTCTAGCTTATGGAAGAAGAACTTACCCTCAAGAGCTAGTTACAATGATGGGAGCTTCAGAGTCTTTAAGAATATCTCAAGCCATTGAATCTGCCATATTGAATGCTGGAGAACCTAGGGTGGTAATTTGTGATTCTTTGACTAGATTTGGATATGAACAACTTCAAGAAGCAGTTGCAGAGTTATATATTCCTGAAAATGAAAAGCTAATGACTTTTCCTAAAAAGGAAGAAAAAAGACCTTATGGTAGATACATTAAAAGGAAACACAGATGATTGACTGGATAAAAAGAAAGCTCGGAATAACTTCATTTAATACTGGTTATTTGGTACCTACAAAGAAAGGTGCTAAATGGGGTTACTAAAAGAAACATTAAATTTATTCAACTCTTGCATAACTGGAGCTGAATTTACAAGTATTGAAGCTAGTCACGACCCTGCAAAAGAGTTTCCAACTCTCGTTGTGGTGGTTCTTAGATTCCCTGATAAGTCATTGCAGACTTTTAAAGGAACTGGAAATACATTCGAAGAAGCTTCTGATAAATGTTATAAACTTGCTTATGACTTTGTGTCTAAAGTGGGCTTGTAGGTTATATAATAACTAAAGGACTTGCTATGAATCAAATAGACATTACTAAATCTATACCAGGTATACTTGTAAGTAAGGATAAGAGGACATTTGTGTTCTGTGGTTCAAGTGATGAAAGAATAGGTCACGGAGTTTGCTTAAAGTCTGAGTACCCTTCTGATGTGGGAAAGACTGCACCTGGTTTTAAGCTTGATAACTTTACTGTGTATGAGTCTTCTTCTATTCCTGAAGAGTGGAAAAGACATATCGACAATTACAAAAAGCTTTACAAAATTACAAATTAAGGAAAAACAATGAATTTTTTTAAGAAACTATATTACATATTAACTCTACAATCGTCTAAGATAATAGAAGACAATATTGCTAAAATGCAAATGTGTGCAAAGTCTGCTGTAAAAAGTATTCCAATCATTGAGTCTATTTTATCTAACCCTAAGAATAAAGACATTATACTTGAGCTTCAGTTCAACAAGAACAGAAGATATGTAGCATTCATATTGTCTAGAATGTTTGAAGATTGTGGAGCATCTATTGGATTAAATGAGTCAAGGTTCTACAAAGCATTAATAAACAGTCTGTATCTTTTAGATACTACTTACCCTTTCTATGAAAGAGATTTAGAAGATTATCTTAGAAGCGTATACTGTAATTGTGAAATGCCTGATTCTTATAATCTGTATGCTGAATTTGTTGAATCAGAATTTGATAGCTCTCCTGATAAATCTGCTAAAATTAGCTGTGGTTGCTCTACTGAAGTAATGGACGCTTCAACTAGAAATTCAGATACATTAACTTTTGGAACTGTAAAAGCTAACGAAGAATCAATATTGACTCAGTCTGAAAATATAGATGATATTCTTGAGGGCTGGAAATAAATTATGAGAGTACTTACAGAGCCAGAAGCTGAAAAGCTTATCTGCCCTTACATGAGTGGTCATGGTACCGTAAATTGCGTTGCTTCTAACTGTGTTTGTTGGCAACCATACTCTCCTAGTAATATATCTGACATATTGAAGTCTGGATTCAGTTTTAAAGGCGACCAAGGATTCTGTGATTATAATGGTAGAGCAACTCCAGTAATTGCTGGTACTGTGGGGGCTGTAAATGCGAACAAGTAGAACTGTTATAAATGAAGCTGTCATAAATGTTAGAAGAGCTTCTGAAAAGAAAGCTGACTTTGGAACTAAAGATTATTTAAACTTACCAAAGATTACTGACCTTAAGAACTATATGGCTGAGATTACTCAAGAATTCTATAAGCAAAGACGAATGAAGTTAGGAAGAGAATATTCTATATCTTCCATCGAGAAAGTGTATGAAGCTAGTGTTGAAAAGCCTAGATACATATTTCTTATTAAAGTTAAAGCTTTATCTACTACATTGAAGTTCAGTAAAGTTATTGGTTATCAAAGTCTTAAACCGTTACGTAACCCTAGTAAATATTATGAGTTAAGATTCTTAATGTATATTGATTTGACTAACTATTTACTTAAACCCACAATAACTCATTTAAAGGCTGACTTAAGTACTGCTACTTGTTATTATGATTGTAACTGTATGTCTTTCCATTATCACGGGATTAGATATAGAGCTAAGAAGTGGGCAATCTACCCTACAAATATCGTAGACCAGGTTCAGAGAGCTAAGTTTGGAATGATGTCTAGAGTATGTAAACATATTGGTGCCTTTTCAACTGATTTTATGGGGTTTGCTTCTCAACTGAAAACTCAGATAGATAAAGCTATGGAAAATTAGTTTAAAAATTTAAGTAGAATTTAAGTTAAATCTTAGTTCTATTTAAGAATACATTAAGTTTATTCTGATATAATTATGATAAGAAAAGAGATTAAAGGAGTTGCAGAATGAGAAAAGGAAAAACTTATACAAATGCTATGCTTCAATATGGGGCTTTTAAAAGACGTAGAAGATGGAATGCTATCTTAGATAATTTATCAGAGTGGGCTATTTTAGCTTTAATTGTAACGCTAACGTGTTACGTAATATTCAAATAAGGAACTTAATATGAACAATAAGATAATAATGAACGCAGCTTTAGATATTGCTGGATTGCCTAAAGGGGTTGTTTCTGATATAATGAAGTTTAAAACTCATTATGTAGTTGTGGTTGTTGCTAAAGCTTTAATTGATGGAACTAGAGCTTTTTGCTTACCTGGTTCAATGGCTTTGATTGATAATAAAAACAATCAGTTTAATATATTTGGAATTAAAACTCCTGAACTTAATGTGGCTGTTATTTTAGATAAAACAATAGACCCTACAATAGGTATTACAAAAGAAGACTTAGAGTATTTCAAAAACCTTGACGACTTTGAGATTGTATGTAATTTAAGAAACTGGACTTTTGATTCTGCAGAAGAAATATTTAGACCTATTGATTCTCTAATAAATAGTGAACCTGTTACTTCTAATGACAGTGTAGTTGAGTTCAAGAGTGCTGTGAATGGTAAATCAATATTTGTTAGAAAAGGCTCTAACAGACATAAATTTATTAAAGGAGAGTCGGACTTTTTTGAAGACCCTTTTGACTTCCTTGCAACTAAGGATTCTACAATCAGGTTAGATATGATTGAGCATTATGCTTCTTCTAAGAACTTCAGCTCTTATTACTATATGTTTGATAAGTTGCAAACTAATACATTAGGTACTTGTTTAACTATATTTTCAAATGACAATATGCGGGATATTGCTAAGAAAGCTATTGAAATTCGTTCTAGAATTGAAAGCCCATTCTCAGAAGATGAATACTGGGACTTTGAAGAGGGTACTCCAAGAATATCTTCATATAAAAACATTGAGTGGGATAACTTTGAAAAAGCACTGTCAGTAGCTAAAGATAATGAAAAGTCTTTCAATGAGTGTATTAAATTCTTAGCTGTTGAAGCTGAGCCTGCTTCTTGGGGGCCTTACACTGTTCACATTTTCTTTATGTTCTATATGTTGTTAGAACAAGATAAAGTGGACTTTGTTAAGTCTTCATTTAATTTATGAAAGGAGAACTGTAATGCATAAAAATGGTAAGTATCTTGTAGTCAGCAAATCTGACTATGAGGGAAATTTAGGATTGTTGACTGCTTCATTAAAGAGCAGTAAAAAAAGTTACATAACATTTTCAGACCCAAGTATTGTTCATAGGGCTGTAATAAAATCTGTTTTAATACCTGAAGTGGAATTGGAACATTTAGATAAAGCTGTTAAGCCTCTATACTGGAATATTGTTCAGGACTTAAAAGCTAAAAAAGGCTGTGAAGAAATTACTTTAAGTAAGGTTAATACTGATACTTCAAGTGAGTATGGAAACATTCATTCTTTTGGTTTTTCAGATGAAGATTCAATATCTGAAATAATGAGCTGGTATGATTTAAAAGAAAATGAAGTAAAGATAGTTACTTTCCCTAATAAGTACTGTATTATTACTAAGAAATTTTAAGTTAAATTTAAGGGTAAACTTGATAAAATTTAAGTTTACATTAAGAATATTCTGATATAATTATGATAAGAAAAGAAATTAAAGGAGAAACAAAAATGGCACAAGAAAGAAAAATAGAGACTTATGAAAATAAGGCTAGAACTGTTAAGAAACCTGAGGCTGTGATAAATCACAAACAAACTAAACAATATAAAGAGGGAGAAACAATCGTGGAAAAAAATAAAACTGTAGGTACTGTAAAATTAACAAGAGCTCAAATAGTTGAGAAGTTTACAATGGATATTTCAGGTATTGCACAAGCAGATGCTAAATTAGCTGCGTTAGGTATGAGAGCTTATGAAACTCTTTTTCAAGTAGGAAGTGCAAAAGACTTTATGGCTATGGTTCAATCTGTTGATGTAGAAAATGGTGGGCATATTTTACTTAAATCTGGGTATAATTTACCTATATTACCTGAAGACGATGTTGTTGAATTTTTACAAATGTTCAATGCTATTACTGATGAAAATGCACCATTAACTGTAAATATTGTTAAATTCAAAATTGACAATCCTGAGTTTGATGAAAGAACTTCATTATTTACTTATGCATTGTTTGAGTTAGTTGGTGCGGGTAGAAGAACTCCAAACACTGATTGGAGTTCTGTTGAAGCAAAAGGAACTTTTGAGGTAAATGCTGAGGGTAAATTTTCAAGACTCTATACTTTAATTATGGACTATATTGCTGACCCTGAAAATGAAGCTGCGGCACTAAAAGGAGCATTACTTGCTTTAGCACCAAATGCGTTTGAGGCGTTTAGTGGACTATTTAATAGAGAAAGCTTCAAAAAGCTAGGCATTGTTATTTCTTCTCCTACTGAGGGTAAAGAGGCTTTACTAACTCCTTTTATCTCTGAGATTATTGGATATATGTTATTTGACACTTTCGGGGATTATGCTGTTGTAGTTGAGGACGAGGAAGAAGAAGAAACTGAAAACGAAGAAGAGGCAGAGGTTGAAGTAAAAAAGCCAGTGACTTCGCAAAAAAGTACTCAGAAGCCAAAGGTAGAGGTTAAACCTGCTCCTGTAGTTGAAGAAGACGAAGAGGACGAAATTGATGTGGAAGACGATGAAGACTCTTCTAATTGGTTAGAAGAAGAGGACGAAGATGCAGAGGACGATGAATATTAATAAATATTCTCTTTCTTTAATAGAGGGCTTGATATACTAAGCCCTTGCTTAAAGAAATAAATTAAAGGAAATACTTATGCAACACTTAGAACAAAAAGCATTATTAGCTGAGAAATTAGAATTCATCAACATACTTTTAAAAGAATACCAACTTATTGGAGAGGACTCAAAAGTTTTCCAAAACAAATTATTGTCTTTTACTCATTTAGACTTAGAGCTAGACGAGAGTGTGTCTTACTACAAAAGAGTTTCTAAATGGCTTGATTTTTTAACTACGGTTTATGTGATGTTTGATTTAGAACCTATAATTTTAACTGAGACAGATAGTATCCCTTCGGTAAGACATTTAGTTACTGGGTTATTTGGATTTAACAAACTAGATGAAGAGTATCTGGGATTAGACTTTTATATTCCTGAGGTTATCTTAGATTAGTAATAAGAATATATTAGTAAAAGCCCTTAGGAGTTCCTAGAGGGTTCATTTGGTGTTAAAATGGGGTCTTTTAATGGGATTTATTAAAGAAAAATATAGTTTGAAGTCTTACCAAAGTAGGTCTTCAGAATTTGTAAAAGCTAACAGAAAAGTAGTATTGGCTTTACCCACAGGATCAGGAAAAAGTCTGGCTTCCACTTTCTCTATATATGATATATTTGCTAAGGAAGACTACAGGGTCTTATTTATTACTGAAAAAGTAGCTATTGACGATATTCAAGAGTGTATGAATACTTTCTTCAAGAAAGGAACATACAAGCCTTGTGATACTGTTGGTTACAATTTTTCATCTAGAGAGATTATTTACTCTGACTTCATAACTGGGGACTACAACGCTATTGTCACTACTTATGCTATTATGAGAAATGATAAAGATTATCTTCTTACTTTAATTAACCACTTAAAGTCTAGAGGGATTAAACTCGCTTTAGTTCTAGATGAAGCTACTCAAGTTAAATCTGAAGATTCACTAAATCATAAAGTAGCTAAAGTTCTTGGAAAACGATGTGATGTGGTTATAGCCTTGACTGCCACACCTATCTCTTCAAAACTCAACGATATTGATAATATAATCCGATGCGTTGGTTCTGAATCTTACTTAAGTAAAGAGAGGTTCAAAAACAGGTTCGAGATTAACACATTTGAGACTGAGGGATTCTTATTCAAGATAAAAGGGTCTTCAGTTTATATTAATTCTGAGAACGATTCTCTACCTGAAAGAGTTCTTAAGAAAGGTGTCCCTTATTTTAAGATACCTTGGAAGATAGACAAAAAGATATTTCCTGAAAGCATTACTATACATACTAAAAGAAGTCAAACACATAAAGTGAATGGTCTTTCTATTTATCTCCCTTCTCTTAGAGTCAATGATGGGGACTATTCTTTAGACATAACTCCATTCTTGTCTTGGGATAAATCAAAACATTCTTTTACTCTTTATGTACCTTTAGTTCGTAACTTAAGGGAGTCTCTAGTAAGATTCCATTCCATTGGATTTACTTTAAATAGCACTGATACTAGAAAGAACACTGTTGAGAGCAATCATACTGTTATATTTTCTTATGAAATTGGTGGCAATCTCATTGGATACAAGAACATTAGTGAATATAAAGAAATTACTAAAAATGTACTGTTCACTTTAAATAAGTCTGAAGTTGGAGACATACCACCAACTGTACTATTGAAAAGACAATACAAGACTGATTCAATGACTAAAAAAGCAGTTCAGAAAGTATATGAAACTGCTAAAGGAGCTACCACTTCAGTAGCTAGAATTATGATTGCTTCCACTGCTGTAAGTCATATTCTTGAAGATAATAAACTTTACATAAACTCCAAAGTGAAATTACTTTTGGAAGACTTAGCTTCTGAGATTAGTAATGACCCTGTTATTATATTTAGCCCTTTAGTTACTGTAGTTGAGTACTTATCTAAAGTATTAGAAAACAAGAATATTGACCATTGCACTTATCACGGTCAATTATCTAATGAAGCAAAAACTAAAAACAAGAATGACTTTAAATCTGGTAGAAAAAAGATAATAATAATTTCGTCTGCCGCAGCTAAAGGGGTAAATCTTCAGATAGCTAGAACTATGATTTTCTTTGACTTACCTTACACTGCTGAGAACTTTATGCAAGTTTCTGGACGTATAAGTAGGTTAGGGTCTTTACACAACTCACTAAATGTTATTGCTTATCGGTCTGAATCTGAGGACGCAATAGAAAATTGTCTTTATAGAAGTATAATGGGTCAGATGAACTTTATACGAAAAGTGTCTCTAGATTTAGTTGACGACAGTCTAGTAGATAAGGGAGTTACTGACTTGATTGACCCTGAAGATGCTGATAAATACATATTATCTCGTTTAGGTCATAGTAAACACTATTATTGTAATTAATTAAAAGGAACACATAAATGAGTAATTGCCCTAAGTGCAATGGTGCTGGATATATAGAAACTCCTAAGGGTTGTAAGGTTTGTACTTGTAAACTTGCAGAAACTATTAAGTCTGTTTTATCTAAGCACCCAAACATATTGATGGCTAAAGAGAAGAAGTTTAATCTTGAACTTTTCCCTGAAAACACTGTCATTAATGTTACTGATATGGATAAGCTAAACTCTATTTTGAAAACAGTATTTACTTACTTGTATTTGAAAGGAACTGTAAGGGCTTTAGACTTGATTGATAGTTCTTCTTTAATGGACGCCTATTTTGAAAAAAATGATTACTATACTATGTCTAGTATTAAAGAAGCTGACTTTGCAATTCTAATTGTTGAGGGAGACAAGCAAAATAAATTATTGCCTGATATATTAGCTTCTGTAGCTTCTTACAGGAGAAACATTATTTGCAAACCTACTTGGATTGTTTACATATCTGACGAGGGAAAAAAGATTGAAGCAATGCCTTCATATAGTGGTATGATAAAACAACTAAATACATATAAGTTTACTTTTAGGACTATTAAAAAATGATAATAAAATCTAGACACATACTTAACTATATTATCTCTACTGGGGATTCTGATATTCTAGCTTTATTAATGCCTTATAAAGAAAAGCTATTTCTAGAAATTGAAGAGCTGGAAGTATTCGAAATACTAGAGGGAGTATTTAACACTCAACATATTGTACCTACCCCTGGGCTATTAAAGAATTATGCATTATCTAAAAAAGCAAAAGAACTAGTTAAGACTTGTGAACTGTCTGAGGACATTAAAGATAGCAAGTCTGCAACCTTAGCTGTAAACTCTCTACTATTTCAAACATTCATTGACTTTATATCAGTTGACGCAAGAACTGGACTACAAGACTTACTTACAACAAATATTACTGACTTTGAAGAGAAGTCTCAAGACTATATTCAAGATATTGCCAGTGCTTTGTCTTTCTCTAAGCTAAAACATACTAGAGAGTCTTTGATATTTGGGGAAGACTATATTAACAAATCAAGAGCTAGATATGCAAAAACTAAGGTATCTGGGAACTATATTGTATGTAAGTATGGTTACAAAAACTTGGACGATAAGTTAGGGGGAATAGCTAACAATGACTTTATAAATATATTAGCTTATGTAAAGCAGTTTAAATCAACTTTGCTTAGAAACATTATGGCTAATGCTGTTCTGCAAGGTAAAAACTGTCTATTGATTACTTTAGAAATGTCTGACGAAGAGGTTGAAGCAGAATTACAAGCAATTCATTCTTCTAATAAAGTTAGATTCGGTCCTGGAAAACCACATATTTCTCCTACTGCAATTAAAGAGGGTTCTCTATCTGATGAAGCTGAAGACTTTCTATTTAATGAGATTATACCTGATTTAGCTAATTCTGATGATTTAGGTATAGTTAAGATAATCAATCCTAGCGAGGGGGAGTATTACTTCTCTGACTTAATATCTGATATTAATAGAACTAGAGCTACAATGGACATAGATATAGTATTGCTAGATTACTTAACATTAGCTAAACCTGGAAAACGATATACTAGGGACGATGTAAATGATATGTTCAAGGCTGTAAGGAAATATGGTCTTACTAATAGAATCCCTTTTATTAATTGTGTTCAGGTAGGGAGAGCTGCGTATAATGATATGTTAGAAGACGAATTTCATAGATACAAGCCTGATTCAGCTTCTGACTATAATGAGGTGGAAAGGTCTTCAACTGTTATGTTAAGTACTGCACAAACTCCTGAAATGAAGTCTTCTAACGAAATATATGTAAGCTGTATATTGTCTAGACGAAGTAATGTGGATAGCTTGCCTTTCAAAACTATTTATAGCAATGGAAAGATGGTGGAAATTTCCCCTTCAGATACTTTAGATGAAGATACAACTGAAGTCCTTTCACACATATCTATAGATTAATCTTTTAAATAAGGTTAATTTTTTAAGATTGCTTTAAGTTTATTCTGATATAATTATGAATAAATTTAAAAAAGGTTGCAGAAATGAATTTACTACAAAACTTAAGAGTATTGACAGAGGGTCTTATAGACGTTGTTATTGAAACTAAAGCTTATGCTAAAGACGATAGGTTTATGGAAATATACAGTGAGGGAGATAACTTAAAAGATACTTTGAAAAACTACTTATCTTTAGAAAAGTATTGTTACTTTTTGAAAAGAAGCAAACTGTTTTACAGAACAGAGGAAGAGCTCAATGATATATTCAGTGATGCTTTTATAGAGGCTTTTTTTAGAGGGGGGTGTTATCCTGTTAAGTCATTTAAGGGTTTCAATATGGCAGATGGAAATGTAAGGTCTGTAAGATTAAGTAAGTTCCTGAAAGATTCTTTGTGTTCTAAAGTGATAACAATTAATACTTTAATATCTGAAAGAAAGAAATTAGAGATTGCTGAAAATAGATTATCTACTGGGGAAGATGGTTCTTACGACTTTGAAAGCTTCCTTGCATTTAATGGTGTTGAGTCTGTAGACGTTGTTCTTGAGGATTCTGTTGAACTAGATGAATGTGATACAGTACTTAAAGAACTGTCTGACTTAATATTTCCACAAGTGTCTTATGCTATGTTGCTAAAAGACTATGAGATTAGTCAGGACGAGTTCCAATCTGCTTTAAAATATCAAATGAACATTACTGAGATTCCTTCTGCATCTGTAGATAAGTTTAACAAATTAACTGGAGTTATTGGTAATGTTATGCTTTACAATAAAGAGAAGCTTGGCTCAATGTTTGGTTTACATAGACTTAACTCTATATCTGCTTCTTGAGTTATTAAATGGTAACTGTACATAACAATCCAGAGTTTCTAGATGCAATGAATGAGGGAGCTACCCGCATATATTTTGCCACTGGAATAACATTGACTTTTGACTCACCTATTGTATTAAGAGTCAGAAGAACTATGTGTTTTAAAAAACGAAGTAAGTACCAAAAAAGATATAGAAAAGAGAGAAAATCATGAATCGAATATTGAAAAAACTACCTCAAATCTTATTTGTTATCAGTGTTGCTTACTTGGGATTAGCATTGCTTGTTAAAGTATCTATGTTAAATGATTAGGAGCTATTGATGAAAACTAAAAGAAAAAACATTAAAAAGACTAAGCTTGCTGTTTGGTTGAAATGTGGAGAAATAGAAAAATATTTAAAATCTAAAAAAAGAGTAGTAAACACTACTTTCTACAGCCCTAGAACTGTTTTTAATTTTGCTTGTGATAAAGACTTGTATATAGTTAACTGTAAGTTCATAGTTGATGATGTAAGGTTGATAACAGTTTCCTTTGTTAGCGTGTACTTGAATTGTGTGTTTAAAGGCAATAAATCTAATTTACTTACACACCCTTACATTAATGATAGAAATAAGTTCAAGAAAAAGAGCCTAAAATGAATCGAATATTTGTAAATACAAAAGCAGTTCAAAAGAGAGTTAATAACGCTTTTTTCTCTGATACTGTACTGATAGTTAGAAAAACAAAGGATATTGAATTAAGAAACATATCAATGGTTAGAAACCCTAACCCTGTAAGAGCTAAAAACAAAATACCTAGCATTTATGTGACTGACACTAAAAACACATTAATATGTAACTGTCAATTATATTTTACTGGTTCTTCAAAAAGGTATCTTACTGTAAAAGAGAAACAGAAGAAAAGATATAAATACAAGGACATCTTAAACTGGGATAATTTCATATGAGTCTAATTAATAGAAGAACCTTTTTAAAGCTTGCGGGGTTATTTACTGTAACTTCTATAGCTGCCATAAAAGGCATAGACCTTTCAACTAAAACAGTAGAGCAGTATCTAAGCGAAGTATTGCAAAAAACCAATGGAATAATAGCTAACGAAACCTTTATACTAAGCAAGCCTTTGAATTTCTATGATTGCGAGGGTATTGTTATCCGTAACTGCTATTTCAAGCCTTCCAAAGATTTTGAAGGCAATAAGTTAATTGTCCTTGATAAAACAAATGAGCTTTTAATTCAAAACTGTATATTTGATTTAAGTCCTCTTAACGGAATAAAAGACGATATTTGTGCAATTCATGAGGCAGGAAACTCAACATACACTAGTGTAGAGGGTTGCACTATTCATTGTGGTGTAAACCTTGTCTAAGTATGTCAACAGTCAGTTAAGCTTTACTGAGGTATTGAAGTCTGAGCTTAGTTTGAATGTAAGACCTCGGGACAAGTTACATTGCATTAACCCTAATCATCGTGACTCAGATAAGTCACTAATCTTTTATGGAGAAGAGCAGGGTTCATTCTGTTTTGGGTGTAACAAAGCTTACTACCCTTTAGATATCATTACCTTTGCTAGGGGTATTAATTACTATGAAGCTTTAAAAATAGCTGAAAGTGATTATGGAGCTGAGCTTCCTAGTAGTGGAGACGAAACCAAAGAAGTTACTAAAGCTGACAAGCTTAAATATGATAAGCTTAAAGGGGTTAAAGTAACTAATAAAAAGCAGTTGCATAATTTATGTTTAGCACTTAATGCTGTAGCTGAAGAGGACGATGCTTCTTTTAGAAAATACTGTGAAATGAAAGGCATAAAAAATGACTAACCTAAATAAGCGTAAGGAATATCTTAACTCTTTATTTAATGTAAAGAAACTCTCTAATCTGTTTGTACAGAATAGTCCTGAATGGGTAAACAAGGTAGCTACTGCTGTGAAAGACTTTAAGAATGAGTGGTCTATTATCCCTAGATACGAAAAGAACAATCTTGATTTAGAAACTTTACTAAAAGACAAAAAATACAAATGGCTTAGCAGTATTCAAATGCACAGGTATCACGAGGATATTGAAGCTGGAAAAACACCTGAGCAAATAGCTGAAGAATATCTCCAAGGGGCATTAACTTCAGCTATATCACTTATTGACCTTAACTCAGAGATTCCTAAAAAATCTATTTCAACAAAACCTTTAATGGCACTGGATTTAGAAACAACAGGACTTGATGTAACTTACTTTAAGATTGGTGGAAAAACTATACATACTTGTTATATTACTGGTATCTGTTTAGCTTACTTTGATGAAAACTTTGTAGAACATTCTATATATTTACCTGTGTTACATACAGAGTCTGACGGAGTGCCTAATCTTGGTTACAAGAAAGCTATTGAGCTAATAACATTAATTTGCGAAAAGTTCTCTCCTATATATCATAACTCAACTTATGATAGGGACGTGTCTTCTTTAAATGGAGTAGTTTACAAGGATATTGGTGGATACTTCGATACTCTAAATATTGTTAATCAAACTGACTTAAAGCTTAATGATTATGTTAGACTTGGTCTTAAGGATTTATCTAAAGACGTACTGCATAGAGAGCAGATTACTTTATCTATGGTGGACGCTTCGAAAGTTGGGTATCATAACTTAGCTTATCAAGAAATGGAAATCTATGGCATATCTGATGCTAGCAACACTTTAGCTCTGTTCAAACATTTTGTAGATAATTACCCTGACCTGTTTGTTGAGGGTCTTAGCGTTCTTCAAATAGATGCAAAAGCTATTGATATTACTTGGAACTTTAACAGAAGAGGGTTTCCTGCTGATAAAACTTATATGGAAAATTCACTTAAAGACGTTTTAAGAAGAGAGCTTCTGCTTTACAAAGCCTTCTCTGATATTATGACTGAACTTGGGTGCGATGAAGATATTTATATTACTAAGCTAGAGGCTATCTCTAGACATCTTATATTAGTTTATGCGGAGAGCTTCACTGCATTTGTTAAAAAGAAAACAGGAATAACTATTGACATTTGGGAAGATGATACTGCACTTCAAAAGTTTAAACTAGCTGTAGTTGAAGACTTGGACATAGAGATTAAGATAAAAGTTCTTAAATCTGGAGAATTTAAACTAACACACAGTATGGACGTTCATCACTTGAGTCACTTAGTTGGGATTGTAGAGACTGTAAGATGGCTTGACCCTGAGAAAGCCGAAAAGATTGTGGAGCTGTGCGAAGTATTATTGAATGTATCTTCTATACTTCAAAATGCTAACTCATATTATGTTCCTTTCTTAAAGAGTTTAACTTTCGATGACAGTGGTCATTACAAATTACCAGTTGCACTTAAATTCTCAGGAACTGTAACTACAAGATACTCTAATAAGAGTGGTAAACCTAGTTCTATAATAATAAATAGACTTAAGACTAAAACTACATTTGGACTGAAAATAGATTCTGGTTTATCTGGAGTTAATGCTCAAGGACTTCCTTCTGCCCCGTATAAGTTGATTGAAGCTAAGGAAATATTGGACGTAACTGCTTTAGGTAAGAAAATTGAGAACAGACTAAAAGCTATTGAAGTTGATGTTGACGAGTACTTCAACGATAAGTTGCTTTAATAGTATCATATATAATAATTTAATTAAGGTTTTTTATGGCTGGAACATTTGTAAAATACGATAAAGGGGTTAATCTTATCCCAACCAGAGTTGTTTTTAAGGACATCACTGATAACTTAAGATTGATTGAGGGCATTGAACCTTTACAATTTGATTTTACAGCTTTGAAAGCTAAGTCAAAGATAATAGGGGCTATCCAGTATTTTGAGCTTACAGGAGTAAGGTATTCTTTTGCTTATAGAACTAAAGAGTCTTTATTCTTATTTAGAAGTAAAGACGCACTTACTACGGGAATAAGAGCAATATTGAATGGGGAAAGCATTGTTAATTCTAATGTTGAATATTTATCAGTTGATAATGTAATACAATTAGAGGATTAAACTTATGGAAAAATCAGAACCTTATAATCTTGGAGAGCTGACTAAATTAAGAAACTCTGCATCTGCATTTTATCATAAAATGAAGCAAGTCTTTAAAAGTGATGTAGAAGAGTTACTTGACATTAAAGACTATGAAACTGCAAAAAGTTCTTTTAGTCAAGTGGTGCTAAGAAATGATTTCAGACTTGATGGGGACAGAGTTCTTGTTTGCACTAAAGCAGGAGTTATTGCATATTATTCTTTATCTGATGCTGATATTATGTCATTATATAAAGCTGAAGTATCTAAGTTCAATATGATATTTACTATGCTTGATAATGAACCTGTAAGAGTTATGCGTGGTAAAAATAATAAATATACTGAAGTTTTAAGCGAGGTATCTGGATTTGGTTATATATACTTTCAACCAATGACTATTATGCCTAATGTGTTCCTGAATAGTTCTGGTGGGTTTAGGGATTATTAGGATAGATTAATGCTTTAGTATGTGCTAAATTGATTTCTGAGGGGTCTAAAGGTGTTTACTAAAGCAATAGAAGATATTGAGGGATACTATAAAGAGTTTGACTCTGCGTTGGTTGACTATTATAACAAACCTTACAACTACAGCAAGATAGTTGCTTTGATGGGTAAAGATTTTGCTAAACTACTTTCAACTGAACTTATTGAACTTGTATTTAAAGCTAAAAGAGTTTTACACATACTTGAAAAAAAGTTCACTTTAAAAAATATATCAATAGAATTTCATCATTCTCAAATGGCTATATACGAATTTCGTGAGAGAAAGAAGTACAGAGCTGAAGCTATTAAGCAGGGTATGGAAACTGAATCTGCTATTGAAGCTCATATTTCCTTTAGAATGACGGACTACTACTGTGACTATGAAACTTTCAGCTCTTATAAAAATGCAATAGCTTATTTGAGGGACTTCTTCTATAAAGAAAACAGAAACTTAGAACTATTATTGTCTCAAGGTAAGTCACTTGCATACAACGGACTTAAATTTAATGATGATATCTCCTTATTCGGTTACGGAGAAGACTAAGATTAAGTATTTACTTTATATTAAATAAGGTCTCACAATGAATGAATTATCTGCTATGGCTAAGAAGTTAGCTCCTGAAATAAAGTATAGCACTGTTACTTTAAAAATAATACAAGCTTTAGAAAAAGACAGGTTTGTATTCTTGACTGGTAAGGCTGGGTCAGGAAAAAGCCATAATATAAGAGCTTTACAAAAACATTACAAGTCTTGTGTTGTAACTGCAACAACAGGTATTGCTTCTATTAATGTGTCTGGAGAAACTATGCATAGCTTTTTATGTATAGATATACTTGAGAATCTTACTGACTTGAAAAAGTCTGACTTGAAAAATAGATTTTCTGAAAGATATAGACTTATGTGGGAAACATTACTTAGTCTTGAACTATTGATTGTAGACGAAGTGTCTATGATGAACAAAGAACAGCTTAGAATGGTTTTATATAGGATAAAAGACTTTCCTAACATAAAAGTACTATTGGTTGGAGACTTCCCTCAATTACCTCCTGTTACTGGACGTCCTTTATATGCTAGTAAAATATTCACTGAAACTTTCACTTGCGTTAAACTTAGAAGAAATCACAGACAGAAAGATGATATGAAGCTTCAGAAAGTTCTTCACGAAGTTAGAAACTCTTGCCCAAAAGCAGACACTTTAAAATATCTGAAAGAGTTAGAAACTAATGTTGTAACTGATGCAGTTAAATTACGGTCAAAGAATTCTGTAGTTGAAGAGATAAACAATGAAGAAATATCTAAACTTAATACTGAACCTTTTGTAATAAATAGAACTATTACTTTTAAACACGCATCTGTAGATAAATACGTTCTAGACGGAATATTGAATAACATTAGAGAGCCTGAATCTTTATTACTTAAAATAGGTGCTAGGGTTATGGTAACTCGAAATTCTAAGAAATATGGAATATACAATGGGGATTTAGCTACTGTGCTAGATGGAAGTGGTCCTTACAAGGTTATTCTAAAACTTGATAGAGACAATCGAATAATTACATTAAATAAATCTAGAAGTCAAATGCCTGTAACACTTGGGGGAAAAAAAGTTATAGGAATTGAGTACGAAGCTTTCAGTTTAATATTAGCTTATGCAATTACTATACATAAGAGTCAGGGTATGACTCTAGCCAAAGTAGATATTGATTGTCAAGGGATTTTTGATAGACATATGTTTTACACTGCCTTATCTAGGGCAGTTAATTCTGAGGGTATTCAATTACATAATACTGATTGTCTTACGTTTAGAAAGAACTTGAAACTAAAATCAAAATGGTACGTTAAATAACGGTTTTAGTAACTAGTTATTGTTAAAGAGAGGTATTTCTTTTAAAAGGTTCCTATAACTTTAATAATAGGTTTTCAGTTAAGGTGCATCCAGAGGTGGGTGCGGTTTCCCAACTTATAATGGGTTTAAATTACAATAAAGGTAAAGTCATGTCTGAGAGAGTTCCAGTTAAGAAAAAAAGTACAGTTGCTGTTAAAGAAGAAGTTAAAAAACCATCTAAAGGTAAAGTGGATTGGGCTGCGTTAGGATATACAGATAACTCTGAAGAGTATGTTGCTGCTGATGATATTAAGGTTCAATCTGGACCTAATAAATTCAAAGTTCAAGCTAAGAAAACTTACAGAATTGGTTTCCCATTTGTTGCTCCATCTAAAAAAGGTGGTTTCGAAGTTAGATTCAAAGTTGTAGAACATATTAAATTCTATGATGAAAGTTCTGAGTCAGGTGCTAGATTTGTTATGCCAAAAGATGACAAACTTAGAAAACAAGTTATTGAAGTTTTTGGAAACAAAGCTGTTCAAACACATTATTTAACTCCTGTTGTTGTGTATGATACAAATGACGAGGGTAAATTATTGTCAAGAGACAGTATCTCATATTCTATTAAGGTTCTTGCAGTTACTCCTGGAAGATATGCTAAACTGAAAGAAGCCGCGTCTAAGTTTAACTTAGCTGATTATGACTTCACAGTTACTCTTGATGGGGACGAAAAAACTGAGCATTTCCAAAAAATGAACTTCAACGCTGTAACTAAAAAAGATTTAATGGCTAAAACTGCAGTTTGGCAATCTGGACTAGTTACATTACCTGATGATGAAGAGGAAGACCCAATTGCTGTTTCTATGGAAGAAGTTATTGCTGAGTGCTATGAGCTTGCTCCTGTAATGCTTGATGTTTTAGGAACTAATGAGTATAAAGATTCTAAAATCAAAGAGATATTAGCTGATTGGTCTGACGAAGAGGAAGACGACGAAGACGATGATGGATTCATTGAGGACGAAGATGATGAAGATGAAGAAGAGGACGAGACGGAAGAGTTAGAGGACGAGGAAGAAGAGGCTGAAGACGATATCGAAGATGATGAAGAATAACTGTCAGGGGTAAAACCCTGACAACAATATTGTGGGTAGCTTAATTTAAAAATCATTATACTATATTTTAATTTAAGGTGTCTATATGAGTAATAAAAACAAGAACAAAGGAAATTCATGAGCTTAGAAAAATTCATTTCATTGCTAAAATCTGAATTATCTTATGAACTAATCCTATCTATTGAAGAGGACCTCAATAGGTCTTTTCCATCCATTATTAGAAAACATATTAATAGTATTCATAGGCGTTCTCTTTTTCGTAATGAAATGTGGGGACTAATGCCTTGGTGTTCATTAAATTCTTTTCAAGATTTCATTTGCAGTCAGCCCAACTCCTTATTACTATTCAAGGAATATTATAAGTCTTATATACACCAAGGTTACCCTTACACAGAGGGTAAAATAGGTTATTCACATTACTGTAGGGATTTAGCACCTTCGGTAGATAGATTAGATAATGACTTAGGGTATTCTTTCTCTAACATACGACTTGTTAACTGGAGAATAAATCTAGATAAAGATAAGCAAGGTTCAGTTAATGGAACCAAAGAAGTTCATGTATATCTTATAAGTGGACTATTTTTTAAGTCTTTCAAATCTCTTAATGAAGCTTCAAGAGAGATGAATGTACATCATAGACAGATATTATCTTGTTGTGAGGGGACTGAAATTTCTTTCCGGCAGAAATACACTGCCAGGTACACTAAGTCATTATCTATAGAGCCTGTTAAATCTAGAAAATACAAAGTACCTGTATTGCAAATAAACCTAAAATCAAGAAAAATAGTTAAAAAATTTAATTCTGTAAAAGAGGCTTCTCTATCTGTTGGGGCAAAGTACCCTCAATACATTGGAAAAGCAATAAAGAACGAAGAGCCTGCATTTGGTTATCTTTGGAAATATGAAAAAGGAGGCTGTTATGAGTCGTCAGAAAAATAAGGGAAACAGTTTTGAAAGAGCGGTTGCTTCTGATTTATCAAATATATTTGAATTGCCGTTTAATAGAACTATGGGTTCTGGAAGTTTTATAGGTGGTAAAAATCAGTACCGTAAATCTCAGATATCTACCCATTTAGTTACGGCATCTAGAGGAGACATTGTATGCCCTGCTGAACACGGGTGGAACTTCATAATCGAGTGCAAAAATTACGCTGACTTGAACTTCAATGGAATAATCCAAGGATATTGTGATAAACTATCTGGTTGGATAACTGAAGTTAGGTTCGATGCTGAAAACAAATCTAACCATATGGTATGCTTTAAAATCAATAGAGCAGGAACTTACTTAGCTTTACCTTTCATAAAAGAAAAAGCAGATTATCTTATGTCTGTAGAAGTACCTTACACTTTATACCCTTACTATGCTTATGACGAAGAGCTAGAAGCTAATACTTTAGAACAATGGTACTGTATTATAAGCTATGAATACTTGGCTGGAGACTTTAATGAGTCTGACCCTTCTTTACAACAAGCAGTAAAACTATATATTGAACATTTAGCTACTAAGCTGAGTATATAACTATAAATTAATATAAGGAAAACAAATGGCAAAAGCTAAAAAAGGCGTAAATATTGATATGGACGACTTGTTGGGTTCTATGGGTAACAGCATTGAGTCAATAAACCCTGCACATAATTATGATGCAGAGGAAGCTAGAAATGAGAAAGCTATAGGCTGTGGGTCAAGACTGATTGACGCTATTGTTGGTAGTCCTGAACAACCTGGGGTTCTTTTCATTGGTAGAATTACTGAGCTGTTAGCTGTTGAGGGTACTGGTAAAACTACTCTGTTTGTTCAGACTTGTGCTCAAGCTCAAAAGCTTGGTTACAATGTGGTTTACTTTGATACTGAAATGAAATCTTTCTCTGTATCTCATATGGAGAAGCTAGGTATTGACTTTAAAGCTAAAGGGTCTACTGATGGTAGTTCAACTGGGTTCTTTAAAATCATTAAATGCGGAACTATTGAAGAGATTGACGCACACCTAATGAACTTTGAAAAATCTGGATTAGCTGATATTATTGACGTAGTAATTATTGACTCTGTTGCTACTGCTATTACTCAAAAGCAAATTGACTTAGGTGTTGGAGATAATAAGCAATTAGGACAGCACGCTTATGGTATTCAAAAACTGTTCGGTAAAATTAGAATCTGGAAAGAAAGACACCAATGGGCTGTTGGAACTATTAATCAAATGAGAAGAGCTCCTGACATTGGGGGAATGTTTGCACCTAAGGCTGTAAACGTAAAAGGTATTGGTGGTTCTAATGATACTAGTTGGACTAAAACTGGGGGAAGAGCTTATCTTCACGATTTACACCAAGCTGTGTTTATGGACAACTACAAAGTAGAGAAAAACGACTTAGGAGAAATCTTAAAACAGTATGTTAAAATAACTACAACTAAAAATATGGTTGGGTCTACTGGGAGAAAGATATTCGTTAAGCTTGTGCAAAATGAGGGATTCAAAGATGATGAAACTCTGATTGAGAACTTAATAGAATGGAATTATATCTCTCATCAAAGTGCAGGGAACTATTGGATATATGACTCTACTGATGAAGATGCTGAGCCCGTGTTAAAAGTTAAAGGTCTTGATAATTTACTTTCTGCTATTAAAAAAGAGAAAGGTTTACTTGACAGATTATATGACTTGTTCTTAGAACTTGCACAACAATCTATTGATGAACAGGATAGTAGTTCTGATGAAGAGGACGAAGACGAGGAAATCGAAATTGAAGATTGATATAACAAACACTAATGAGTTTCATATTTATATACGAGGCTTTTTAGCTAAGCAACACCCAGAATCATCTAAAGACAAATTAAAGATATTGGAAGACTTTGCTGTCGAGTGCTTTGTTATGGGTTCAAATATGACAGGTGGTAAACTGTCTGTAGAAATTTAATAAAAGGAGATTTTATGGCTGACATAAAAAAAGAAAACGAACTTGAGAATATAGTTAAAACTGTTAAGCCTTATGAGAGTGCTTGGTGTGCTTCATTGCAATGTACAGTAGTTGTTCACGAGACTGGATATACACTTCAACCTTATGATGTTGAGACTGACAGGTTAACTGGAAGCATTGTTTTTGTCCCTTTTCCTGGTTGCTGAAAATGACACTATATATTAAAAACTTTCAAGGTATATCTGAAGCTACTATAAATCTTAGTGGATTCACAGTATTGACTGGTAGGTCTAATTCTGGAAAGTCTTCTATCAGGTTGGCTTTAGAGCTTGCATTATATAATAACTGGGAGCCTTGTTATCTTAAGATAGGGGAGTCTCACTGTGTAGTAAAGCTAACCATTGATGATGACAATTATATTCAAATAACTAAACCTGAGAACACATACACTGTAATGGTTAATGGTGTTAAATCTGTTTATCCTAAGGTAGCTAAGAATCAACTTGAAGAGCTTAGCGAGTTTGGGTTAGATTATTTTTATGACTCAGAGGGTTATTATCATAATGTTCATATAAGAAGACAACGAGACCCTTGGTATTATATAACTTACTCTAATCAAGAGCAATCTAGAATTATTGCTTCAATATTTAACTTTGATGAAATTAAAAACATTCTTAAAAAGTCTTACAAAGATAAATCTGAACTTGTTTCAAACTCTGAAAACTTAGCTAAAGATATTGACAATCTAAAAGTAGATATTACTAACTACACTGGTAAGTTAACTTGTTTACAGTCTATTCAAAGTAAAACTTTAAACAAAGAAACTATAATTAGACATATCAACTTAACTGAAACTGTTAACTCAATAAAAAAAGAAGTAGAGAGAAAATCTATCATAACAAATTCAATTAATTCTTGTATTAGTAATTTAAACCAAGCAAACATATTGAACTCTTTCATTGAAGATACTTCTAATTGGTTTTCTGCTAAAGGTAGATTAAATGAACAGCAAGAAACATTACAGTCAATTAATGAACAGCTAGCTATTGCTGAACAAATAAAAGCAAACATAACTAAATCAAGCATCTTAAACTCTTACTTACAGTCTTGTGATAAGATTGATTCTGGATACAAAAGGTTATTTATTTATGACAGTGCAAAAGAAAAGGTAGTTGAAAAGCTTAATCTTGCAAAGTCTCTTTATGCTAAAATAAATGAACATAACATTATTAACTATTTTAATAAGATATCTAACTTTCATTACTCTTTATCTGAAGAACTTAAAACTAAGTTGGAAGAACTACAACTATTGACTAAAACTAAAAACAGTTTAGTAAGATACTCTTCTTTATCTAATTATGTTAAAAGATTAAAGACAATTCATAAAGCTAAGAATCAAGTTAAGGCATTGGAGTCTAAGAACAAAGACATAATACAAGTTATAAAGTCTTTAGAGTCTTATAAAACATTAAAAGTGTATGCATCTATAAATTCAAAGATAGAGGACATTAAAGCAGGTATTGTATCTAAAGGTTTAGAAGTTATGGCTATATCAAGAGAGATAGCTTCTGCAAAAGAAAAGCTAGATGGATTAGTAGCTTGCCCACATTGTAACAAACCTATTGGAAACTTTATTAAGGAACATTGTAATGAGTAAATTAGCATTTGTAAAAGACCTTCACGCTATGCTGGGTCTTGTAAAACCTTTGTCTAGGACTGATTCTTTTCATAAAGATATGCGAGTTAAATATTTGTCTTTAAGAGATAAACTTACTGAAATGGAAGTAACTCATCTGGTATTTACTGGAGATTTATTTCAGGTAAAAGCACCAAGTAAATATGATATCAATGCTTTAGCTTTATATGATGAACTCTTTTTAGAAATACTTGGAGACTTTAAGAAATATACTATCCGAGGTAATCACGATATCTATATGACTAAAGAGGGCTTACATAGGAATAGTATATTTGAGCTAGGACTTACTCATAAATGGTACGAAACTTTAGAGGGTAGCCCTTTAGTCTTAGACGATATTGTGGTTTACGGTATTGACTTTAGACGCGACGTAGAAGAGCTTAAGTCTGAACTCGAATCTCTATCTGATATTGCTATTAAACAGAACTTCTTAGGTAAGAAAACTGCAGTAGTTGTTCACGAGCATTTAGTTCCTACAACTAAGGATATGTTTCTAAACAGCTATATATTGTATGATTATTTCTCGGAGCTTAGCTTTGATTTAGTGGTTGGGGGGCATCTTCATAAAGGTTACCCTACTAAAACTGTAGGAGAATGTACTATAATAAATACTTGGTCATTTTGCCGATTAGTTCGAGACCATTACTCTGTTGATGACAAGCATAAACCTTGCTTCAGCTATGTGAATATTGAAAACCAAAAGATTGAGACAAGAAACATTGCCGTTAAGCACAGACCTTATGAAAGTGCATTTACTAGCACTATAATCTCTGAAACTAATTTGATGGGTAACATTTCTGCATTTAAAAGTAAGATAGCTCAAGCTGGAGACTTGTCTGGTATTAGTCTTGACTTGATTAGAGAAAGTTCTGGGGCTTTAGAAGTAGATTCAGAACTGTTAAACAAGTCAATCGAATATATTGAAACTTTACTTGATGATAATAGGGAGTAACTTATGGAAACACACTATGACAAATGCTTTTTAAACGGTAACCTCATCAACCTTAAAGACTTAGACGAAGATATAAGATATGCTGATGATAGGCTTTCTTTCACTTCATTAAATACTCTAAATGAATGTGCATACCGATTCTTTAATGAGACTTGGGAAGATATTGGACTGTCAGATAATGACAACTCAGCACACGGGACTTTTGGTCATTACTTTATGTCTGTATTTCTATCAAAGTTCTATCTTAAGGACTTTAACTTGGATTTATTTACTGAAGAAGCTTTATACTTGGCTGAAAAGGTTATCACTTATGATAAATCTAGAGCTAGAGAAAAGCTTAAACCTGAAATGACTTATTTTACATTATCAACTAATTTATTGTATGTAACTAAATCATTCAAGTATGAAAAATACTTAGAAAAGATAACAAACTATCTTAAAATCATAAATGAGTTCTTAGGTCATATACCTTTATCTAAGATTGCTAATCTTTATGTGGAGACTGGGATATACGTTGTAACTAAGGCTGGTAGAGTAGTTTTTGGTAAAGCTGACTTAATTATAGAGTTCATCGATGGAACATACTCTATTATTGACCATAAGAGTTCTTTCATTCCTATGTACTTTAATTCAATGCAGTTAAAAATGTATGCTAGTATTCTTAAAAAGCCAATAAAAGATTTAGTTATCTATGAATTGTCTTCTGGTAGTTGGATTAAATACTCAGAGAGTGTCGAGGTGTGTCTGAATGAAGCCAAAGAGTTTATCAATGAGGGATTGAAGAGATTTAAGTCTGGAGAGGAACTAAGTGTCGGAGAGTGGTGCAATGGGTGTCCTGTAAGATGCTTAGACTCAATGACTGATAGTGAGGGCTATGTTAGTATGTAGCATTATATTATTTAAAATAAAAGGAGCGTTGTATGGCTATGACTGGGGCTGAAGTTAATGAATTGATTGACAAACTTAATAAGAAGAAGAACACTTGTGAAACTGATATTGCTGTTCTAAAATCTGACTTAAGTAAACAGGAAGAGAAGTTAGAGGAAACTCTACCTAAAGTGGAAAAGATTGTTGGCTCTACTGATGCAGAGTCTGTTAAAGAATTTTTACAAAATCTAGACAATGAGATAAAACTAGATATTGCTAAACTTAATGAAATGGGGGAATAACCAAAATGGCTGAAACTAAAGAAAAAGAAACACCAAAAAAAGAAGCAAAGAAGATGATAAAACTTCCTGACTTAAATCAGGATTTCTCTGGAAAGATTAGAGCAAAAGAATCAGATTCAACTATTGTATTCAGATTACATATTGCTGCGTTAGATAGATTACTATCTTTATTTAGATTTGCAAAAGATGACAAATCTCAAGATTTACCTGTTTTCTATCATCAAGGTAGTTTAATTTTCCTTAAAAATCAACTTGATGCTTCAAAATCTGGGGTTGTTCCCATTGAGCTTGTTGAGGGATTACCTGAAGACGTTGAGTATGTTCTTTTCAACTTAGACTATTCTTTATTGCAACAAGTGTACTCTACAATGAAGCAAATAGATAAAGACACTCTAATTATGGAATTTAAAGGTAGCAACTCTGTTGAGTTCTTAATTGGAACATTTAGACTTCCAAGTAAATTGAAAAGTACTGTTCTTGAGATTCCTTATTCTGCTCTTGATTCAAATGAATTAACAGAATTAATTCCTGTTGCTGAGCTTAGAAAGATTCTTGATATTAGTTATAACACTACTGACAGTAAACATAGTGCATTAGATAATATTTATATTGACAACAACAATGTTATTGGGGGAACAAGAGGTTTATTACTTAAAACAAGTTCTATTTTACCAAAACTTGAAGAGGGTAAATTACTTGGATTCAATTACAAATTCTATTCAGATATCGCAGCTTTCAGTTCTTTAGTTTCTGGAGAGATTTCTGTTACTTTAGGTTCTTCAAACATTAGAGGTTCTGTAAGGGAAGTGCTTGAGTTCAGTTCTTATGACTGCAGATTGGTGGTGCCTTTATCTATTTTAAATGATGGAGATAAATCTACTTACACTCAATTAAGAACACAACTAGATATTGAAGACAACGATGAAAATACTGTTATTCAATGTACAGTTAAGTCTGTAAGAAGAACTTTAAACTGTATGCAACTCGCTTTATATGGGTTAAAATCAACTCACAAAACAACATTTGCTATTAAAGGTCAAAAAGTAGTTGTTTCTGCAACTCCTCTTACAAATGAACCTGCTGTTGACACTTTAACTTGTAATGTTGCAAACTCTTTTGAGTCTTCTGTTATTTTAGGTATTCAATACTTAATGAGTGCTTTAGATAGTTTTGAAGCAGATGACAATATTGAGATTAGCATTCCAAAAGTTCAAGATTCTCCTAGAATCAAAATCTACGGAAAAGTTAAACAAGGTTATTACAAAAGCTGGATTACAGCAACTTATTTACAATAGTAGATATATTCAGGGCTCATTGGAGCCCTGTAGTATGTGTTACTTATAATAACTAAAAGGAAGAAAATGACTTTAGAGCAAATATCAAATGAACTCCATCTGACAGAAACACTATTGAAGCGAGCAACTAGAGAGCTTGATGAAAAGAAAGATATACTAGCATCTAAGGAAGAGAAGTCTCAAGTAGTTAGCCTTGCTACTAAGATTCTTGAAAACTATTTAGAATCTGTATCTAGTAGTGTTTCTGGAACATTAGAAGAGCTTATGCGTTCTGCATTGAAAGTCTTCAACATGAATATTGACGTTACTCTAGAATATCACGAGGGAGCTAGAGGTGGTTACAGAACTTCTATCCGACAAGGTAATGTGACTGGCGGCGTTAATAGTTTTGGTGGTGGGGTTCTTAGCTTAATATCTTTAATTATGCTAGTAAGCACAATCGTACTGAAAAAGAAAAGAAGATTCATAGTTCTTGATGAAAGTTTAAATGCAGTATCTATTGAATACCAAGAGGGTTTATCTAACTTCATAAGACAGCTTTGTGATGATTTTGACTTCAACATTGTGCTGGTTAGTCATCAAAAATCTTTAAACACTGAAGCAACAAGAGCTTATGAGGTGTCTTCAGTAGAGGGAAAAGGCACTGTAATTCGTAAGGAGCTATAAATGGGACTTAATGTTTTAAATAATTTTCCATTACCTCCTAAGAAGTTAACTTCTTTAGAAGTAAGACTAGCTACTCCTCCAAAGAAACCCAGTGCTAAGTTTCTTTTAACTAGAAAAGAGATACAAGCTGTTCTTGTAGCAACAGTGCATTTAAATGTCTGGCTATTAGATGCTAAAGGCAACTACCCTGAAGTGGAAGAAATGTACAACTCTCTCAAATCTGTGGCATGTCATTTCTATAGCTCTTGGGATTCTGAAATAGCTTATGCACAAACTAATTTGAATAAGCTTGCAAATAAGCTTCCAACAGAGGACGTGAAATTTAAAATACCTTCAGGTGCATTTTATATTGATATGATTGACGAAGACAACAATATTGAAAATATAACTGAACCTAGTTTAAAGCTAATTCATATTGCTAAGCCTAAAGATGGGGACAATGTTTGGAGTCTTCAAAGAAAGAACTTTATAAGCTCGGATACAATATTTACTGCTAAAGTTAAATGGATACTGCCTACTATAAATCCTTTAACTTTTGGATTAATGGTAATAGCCGTATTAGCAGAATCTCCTAGAATAGATTTAAAGCTTAGACAAAAATGGTTAAGACAGCTTAACTTAATTTATAATACTGTAGAGGACGAGATTGGAATAAAACAGTACAGTTTTAAAAACAGTAATATATTAGCTTCACTTTATACTGACAATATGTATATGGATTATAATTACAAGGGCACTATAAAAACTTATAATTCTTGATATAGTATTCTTATTTATATAAAAATAGGAGTTTCTATGTCTGCAGAGTCTATTATGTACCTAAACTTATTGAGTTACTTGCTTTTAGGAAAAACAAAAGAAGTTGACGAATTTCTTTCTAACCCTGAAGCAAGGTTATCTTTAACTAAAGGTCGTAACCAATTAATTCAAAAACATAACTTACAATTAAAAACTAAAAAACTATATAGAGGTATTCTTCTTGAAGAAGAAAGTCTTTTATCTCAAGGTACTAAACTAAAGCCTTTAAATTATATTCAAACTATTTCTTTCACTGAAGATAAGAATGTTGCTTTAACCTTTGCAGATACTAAATCTGAGATATCTAGCTTTGTTATGTTTGCTAGACCTAAATCTGTTGGATATCTAATTGAATATACTCCTTGGGAAAATGAAATATTGTTTGACTATTCTTGAGCAGAGTCTTTAAATCTTTATGAAATATTTTCTTTCTTAGACAGGGAAGTCATTCAAGAGCAAAAAGAAATTATTCTTATGCAGAGAGGTATTTGCTTTGATGTGAAAAGGGTCTAAGTATCTTTTATATAGAGATATATAGACTTAAATAAATAAAAGGAGCTAGAGGGGAGTCCTTCAAGCAAAATAGGGGTTACTTATGAAAATAATATTAATGATGGTTATGCTTTTGTCTTATGCTTTTGCTATAAATGAAGAGCAGTTAGAAAATGCTAAACTTATTGAGAAAATGACAGAGTCATCTCATTTAGAAAAAGCTAGAGAGTATAAAAAGACTTTACTTCTTTTAGCTATGCAAGAAAGTGACTTGGGAATGGTAAACCAAGGGGACAAGAATATGGGTAAAAGTATTACTAAACATTCTTTAGGTATGTTCCATATGCGTATAATTACTGTTAGGGAGCTTGCAAAAGTATTTCCTGAATTAGCTTGGTTGAGTAAAAGGTCTGACTTATGGATAGCAAACACTTTACTGAAAAGTAAGCAGTTTCAAGTGACATTAGCTTTACACAATATTGAAAGAGTTGCAAATAAATCTAGAGGAAGTTATATAAGGCTTGTTAGTCAATGGAACGGTGGATTTCACAATATTGAGTATTATAATGCTGTAATGGACAATAAACCTCAACTAGTTGTTGTTCTTAAAATGCTAAGGGCTGAGAAAAATGCTTGATAATTGTTCTTTCTGTGGAGTTCCTTTAACTGAAGAGAACAGAGCAAGAACTAATAGTTGTAAAGAGTGTCGTAAGATTGAGTCTAAGTTTGATGCTGACAAGCACAGAGAAGAACGAAACTTAAAAAGAAGATTAGCAAGAAGAAAGCCTACTAGAGTACAGACTTGTGAGATATGTAAAAAAGACTTTCATACTTCAATAGAGTTACAGAGAATATGCTCATCTGAAGAGTGTCAAAAGAAGAGAAAAGCTATTTACAATAAAGCTTATAATAAAATATACAAAGGAGAGAACTGATGGATAAAAAGGTTATAATGGTAAGCGGGAACATTGACCATGGAAAAGATTTCTTGGCTGACTTATTTATGGGGGAACTTAGTATTCTTGGAATTACTGCTGAGAAGATTTCAACTGCAAGAGAACTTAAAGAACAGATTTGTAATTTGTTTCGTATAACGCCTGAGTTTTTAGATTATCATAAAAATCAAAGAACTCCTATTGTATTGCCTGATAAGAAAACTGTATTTAACTTTAGAACTTTCATTCAAGACTATGGAACTTTAATGAGAGAAAAGAGGGGTTTTAATGTATGGGCAGACCACCTGCTGAATGATATTTTTAATTCAAAAGCAGAAGTAATTATTGTTCCTGACTTAAGATATCCTTTTGAGTATGATACTATTAAAGCTATATTTAATACTACAACTGTAAGAATTGTAGATGATAATATTCCTGTAGACTACTCTCATAGCTCTGAAACTTCTATGGTTGGCTTTGATTTTGATTATGTGGTAAACAACACTGGAAGACCTAAATCTACTATAGATGCTTCTACTCGTATTCTTAAATGGATTCTAAATGGCAGATAAGTTAATATCTCAAGGTACTATAAGGAAGATATGGGCTAAATCAATTATTGATAATACAAAGTCTTTAGAGTACCTTAAATCTGAAAGAGGATTTACTGAATCTATGATAGAGGGCTTAGAAGTTGGTTACATTGACTATTATAAGTTTGGGGAAAGCTTTTTCCTTAAGGACGTAATAGTCTTCCCTTTGTATGATGCTTCAGGAAAACTGAAAGGACTTAATACTAGAAAGCTTTATGACAAGTTCTTTATTAAGTTTGTTTGCAGTAACTATCCTTTGATTTACTCTGACTATGAATTTGTAAACAAAACTCTAGTATTGGTTGAGTCTCCTATTTGTGCTTTAACTTTGAGAACTTTTCTTCCCGATATGTCTGTAGCTTCTTCATTGTCTGCCGCAATATCTGTACAGCATCTTATTATGTATGGAACAGCTAAAAAGATAATAACTGTTATGGACGATGATGATGCTGGAGCTAGAAGTGCTGACAGTATTTCTGCATATAATCCTAATACTTATGTAGTACCTAGACATTACTATGCTGACTGTAAAGACCCTAATGCTATTTACAAAGAAGACTTTGACTCATTCGAAACTTTAGTAGCTTACATAAAGAATATTGACAGAAGAACTAAGTAATTGCTATCTTAAGTATCTGTCATAAAGAATATATTTCACAAAACAATTATAAGGAAAACTGATGGTTAATTCGCTATTTGCCGACACAAAGACTAGGGTTATGTCTGATGAAATTCTAGCTAGATTTAAAGAAGAGTTCAACAGAGACCCTGAGTATCATAAAGCTATGTATGACAAATACTTACCTGTATTTAGAAAAGAAGCTATCGATATTGACAGGCTGTTTTCTATTCACGATGAAGCTTATATTCAAGAGGTTACTTACTTCTTAATGTACTCAGCTAAAAAGCTAGTTAGCAATTACATAAAACCTAAACCTGATTTCACTGATTTAAAGAATCTACTTGACTTAGACTTAGAAAGACTTCCTGAACTTAAGGATTTGTCTCTCACTCACGGATTATCTTTCTGTGATGCTTTTACTAAAGAACATAGATTAGCTTGCCCAATTGTTGGTAAAGGTAATTCTCAAGCAATAAAACTATTGAAAGATGACTACGGTCTTTACAAAGCTACATTAAAGGCTTGTTATTTTCATAGAACTAAAGTGACTCCAAAAGCTGTACTTAGAACTGTGGAAATGTTAGTTCCCGTAGTTTCAAATTTCAAGCCTGTAGTAGCGGCTAAGATATGGTATGATTATGCTGTTAAGCAAGCTTTAGAAGCTGGACGAGATTATGTTGCTCTTCTTGTAAGTTCTGAGGGTTGGTTAGGAAGACTATTGTCTGGATATAAGATTGCTTATGACTTTCCACAACTGAAAGTGTATTATGTTTCTGTCGACCCTAACCCTTTGGTTAATAGAGAGTTTCACAATATGGTTAAAACTTTAAGAGAGTATCACGATTTGCCTAATTGGTTTCCTGAGACTCATATGACAGGTTCTGAGAACTTCAGGGAGCTCCCTAAAGGAACTAATTATCAATATGATATGCAGTTTACTTCTCCCCCATATTTCAATACTGAAGTGTATATGGAAGGCTATATCATTACTCTAGATGATAGTACTGAAATTGTACTAGCTGACAACGAAGATATTGAAGTTCAAGGAGAAAACAAATACGAACCTTGTAAAGTGATTTCTGTAACTGAGTTGGAACTTGGAATGATTACTTCTTATGGGGGGACTGTCGTTTCTATTAAAAACACTGGTCAAAGTCATAATACTTCTGGAACAGCAGAGGAGTGGAGAGTTAATTTCTTATTAGCTACTTACAAATGTCATAAAGATATAATAAAACCTGGTGGATACACAATAACTAATATTGCAAATGTCCGAAGTTGTATGAAGCTTGAGGAGTATACTGTTAGGTCTGGACTTGAGGCAGGGTTTGAGTATTTAGGGGAAAGTTGGTACAAGCTTTCTAGAAAACCAAGCAAAAATAAGAATTCAGAGATTACATCAAGAGCTGGGGAACCTATTTTTATATTTAGAAACCCTGTTGAATAATGCTAATCTAGTATCTTAAAAAGAATTAAAACAAGGAGTAAACTGTGCAAGGAAATATTGAAATAATAGACACTGTAGCTGAATTTGATATAGACAAATTCATAAGCTTTGAGAGTCTGGTTAATAAAAGATTAAACTACAACGGAGACCAATTTGCTGAAATATTAGAAAGCATATCTGAAGAAGATGAAGAGCCTACTTCAGAAGCTTTCTTGGAGTGTTATAATTCTGAGTTCAACCCTATAAAAGCTGTTTTCTATGTTGAGAACGAAGACGAAGATTTACTTGGGGGTTGTGTCTTATGGAATGCATCTTTAGACAGAGTTAAAATAGTTGACTTAGCTATTTCTGAAGATTGTGAGGGTCAAGGACTTGGTTCAATACTTATGGACGAAGCAATAGCCTATTGCAGGAGAAAAAAGATATCTCAAATAAACCTTGAAGTTAGAGATAATACTCCTGCCAAGTTTTTATATCTTAACAAAGGCTTTGAAGCTGTAGTATTGCTAACTGACTTTTACAAAGACTATGATGCTGAGAATTTAGTTGCTGAGAGAGGTCTTGAGATTCCTAGTCAAGATGCTTGGTATATGGAGCTTTACTTATGAGAACAAATGAACTTAAAAACGAAATAGAAAACACAGCATATTGTTCTGGAACAGATATTATTGCTTATCTAAAAGAGTATCATACTTTTTTATCAGATAAAGGATTTTCAGCTTGTTGTTTAGCTACTTTATTCTTTTGTGCATCTTCAACTTCATTTAAAATCGTAAACGTTGGTAATACAAAATTTCTGTTTAAAGAAGAGGGCAATAAGAAATATCAATTACAAGGTCTTCCTGTTGCAGACACTTTAGATAGAATAAGAGAAGCTGTAAGCTGTTGCCTTGAGCTTGGAATTGGTCTTGATTTGTCTGACTTAGATTTACTTAAACTTAAAATGAGTCCAATACCAGAAGTTATTATTGATAGCTATTTATATGAGCATAGTTCTATGTTTGAATACTTAGAGGGTTGCAGTAGGTCTACAAGAAAAAACATTAACCGATTTGATAGAGAGTATTCTTTTGCTGTTTTTAAAGCTAATTGTGTTTCTGATAGGGTTATGAATGCTATAAAAGATATAAACGAGATTTGGCTTAAAGAGTTCAAAGACGGAAACAAAGACTACGAATACAATATTGATAACACTGAACTGTGCCTAACTAGTCATTTGATTTCACTAATAAACGCAGCTGTTATCGTTTACTATGATAAAGAGGACAAAATAGTAGCTTACGATTACTTTGAAGCTTGGGGAGATACTGTGTACTCTCTTGGTGGAAAATCTATAATAAAAGATTTATCTTCATTCAAGTCTGTAAACCGAAATGTGATGAAAGTTGCTAACGATTTATTTGGAGCTACTAAAATGGACATTGGATATTCTACTATATACAAACCTTTAAGTATGAAACCAATAACAGAAAACTCATTGAAGTTAACTGAAGCTAAAAGTTCATTTCCAAACACTAGAACTTTGTATAATATCTTTTATACTAAGCCTTCTAAGTATTCTAAAGTTGAAGCTGTGGATAACAGTTCTAACTCTCTGTTTTAAGGAAACCAAATGCTAAATATTGCTGACATACCTAAGATTAAAAAAGCTTGGTCTTCTCTAAAACCTGATGAAGTTCTTGGAAGACTTTCATATGAAAATAACTTATTGCATGCAACAAAAGGTCATAAGCTTTTAAATGGGTGGTACTATTATGGTTGGGCAAACTACTGTATGTGGTCTCCTATCTTTTTAGAAGATACTAGTCGAGACCCAATGGAATTCTTTAAAGAGAATCCTGAGATAACTCATTGCTCTCATTATCAAGATATTCATAGCATATCTCATAAGCCTAGTGAAAAGAAGTCTAAATATGCTACATTTTTATATACTAATTCTGAAGAGAACTTAAGTCTTAATGGAAAAGAGTATGCTAAGTTTAGACAGGCACTTAACTATATGAAAGATAACAAAATAACTATTGAACAGTATTCAGAAAACAAACCTGTGGATTTAGCTATTGTTCTTGAAGTAAAGTGCTTAATTGATTCTTGGAAAACACACAAAAAAGAAAACATAAAAGAGAAAGTTAACTATGAGCCTTTTGAGGTTATATCTAACTTGTATGACTATGGAACTTCTTTAGAGTATTTAACTACTATCATAAGGTATGACGGTGTTATAATTCATTATGAAACTTCTGAAAGAATACACCCTAATTACATTATAATAAGTGACTTAAAACCTAATGTATCTTTACCTAAAGAGGTAGCTACTAAATTTGGGTATGTAAACAGGTTAAACCATTATACTCATCTAGTGCATTGGCATAACAAATACATTGAACAAGGTTATGATAAATCTTTTCCTATATACTATAATATTGGGGACGACGATTGGGTAAGTTACAAGAGTAGCTTAAAGCCTTCACACATAGTATCTACAATTAATAAAAAAGTAGGTAAACCTCCTGTGAAAAAATCTTTATCTAACCAATTATTTTAAGGGTATCAAAATGACATTAATAGAGATTAAAAAAGCTATAGTTCTTGGAGCATATAAAATAACTCCTGATGAATTTATTAAAGCATATAAGAAGATGATAGCTAACAATTTACAAGAGCTAACTTATGACTCAAATACTTTAGAGTTGTTTAAATATTCTGAAAGCTATACTTTCAAGATAGATGAAACTTTCTTTGCAATTCACAAAAACGGCAAACATTATGCTTCTTGGTTTACTCCATTCACAGAAGAGGGTAATAATATCGAAGCATTAAATCTATGTATCGACTTAGGTATTGATATTACTTTTCACGATAAAGTAAGGGAAAAGCTGGGAGTGTCTTTTGAAAGCACTTATCAGAAGTTTGATGCTTACACTTATTCTAATCAAGGAATTATTGACAATTACAATGCGGCTGGGAGAAACAATAGTAGACGAAAGATTAATAAACTTAGAAGTTCTACTTACTTTGAGGTTATCCCTGCGAATGAGTTAACTGTATATCAGAAAGAAGACATTTCAGAATTAGAAAAACAGTGGTTCGAGGTTGTTAAAAAGTCTAATTCTTTTTATTCTTTCAACTTTAATCAGTTAGTTAAAAACCATTTCATATCTGATATTTTCAATGACACATTCGTTATATTATTCAGAAACAGGGAAGATGGAAAACCTGTTGGATACAGTTGTACTGAAATTATAGGAAACAAAGGTATTGAATACATTAGAAAAAGCATTATGCAAGGTTCTCATTATGAATATATGACTATTGTTCAGATGGAAACATTGAAACAAAAATACAATATTGAGCTTATGGACTTTGGTGCAGCTAGGTTCTGGTATGGTAAGTCTATGATTGATAGAGTGAATGAACAGCTTTATAAAACAAAGTCTTCACTACCTCACGAACTTCATTGGGTTCATACTAGTGGGTATGATATGAAAAAGTTCAATAGCGTAGATATTGAAGCTTCTAGAGAATTATTTTAAGGAAAACAAATGGTTAGTAAATCTGAACTAAAATCTATAGCTGAAGCTTACAGAAAAGTCCCTAAAGATGAAGTATTAAACCACTTCCAATTTGAAAGCTCACTGATGTTTAACCCTAAAAACATAAAACTAACTGATAATGGTTGGGCTTATTATCAAGAGGGGGCTTCTATTTATAAAGGTGTTACTAATATAAATAATCCTGAACAAGACCCAAATAAGTTTATTGAAAGTCTTAGTAGTTATTACGAGATAGAGCGAGTTTATTCTGAAGAGAATCAATTAGGCGAATTGTTAAATGGTTTGCCTAAAAAGAAAATGGGTATGCTGATGTTCCTTTATGATAACAATGGACTACTTTTATCTAAAGTAGGAAAAGATTATCATAGATTCAGAACTAGCAGTAAGTACTTGGAAGACCCTGACTTTAGAGTGGAAGAGTTTGATAACAATAATCCTTTAACTTACGAAGCTTTATCTGCAATTATGTCTTTGAATGATAGTTGGAAAGCTAAAAAGAAAGAAGATAACGACCCTGCTAGTTATGATGTTAATCGATGTATTAAAAACCTATTTGAGATTGGAAGTTTAACTGAATATTATGTAACTTTAATCTGGTACAAAGAAGAACTATTGCACTTCCATTCTTCAGAAAGATTACATAACAACTTTGCAATATTACTTGACAGTAAAGTTAACTTTGGAGTAGATAAAGAGCTAAACACTCAATTTAGATACTGCAACTTTTTACAACATTGGTTGCATATCAAGAAATGGCATATTGAGGGAGAAAAAGTGTACTATCATTCTGGAATGACTTCAATGAGTAGTTACAAAGTTCAACTTAGGCCTGCTATAATTTCTAAGTACTATTTAACTTTAGTTGCTGATATGCCATTTATATCTAGACCTAGTAAATCAAATTCATTATTTTAAAAAGGTAACTTATGAACATTAAAGATTTCAAAAAGAAATTACTCTCTGCCTCTATTGAGGTTCCTCCCTTAGAGTTCCTTGATAGATTTTATGCTATGATTAAACACTTAAAGCTGAAAGGTTTCTATTTCAACAATAACACTTGCTGGATTTGGGGAAAACCTGCTAAGATTTTTGAGTACGATGGTGTTCTATTTTGTGTTCATATTGCATCTGGCACTTACAGATTATTAGGGATTCCTGTTACAATGAGTTATGCTAAATTGGTTGAAGCAACTTCAATGTGTATTGAGCTTGGTCTTAATCTTAGAATAGGTAAAGAGGACTTAGCTGAAGTTACTGCATTGTACCCAGCAAAAGAATTAAATGATAATTACAATTACTATCATAAAGACTTAGAGAACTATTGGGAGACTTGTTCTAGACAGTCTAGAAAAATACATAACCGATTAGAAAGAGACTATTCTGTTCTTGTATTAAAACCTCAAGACGTTCCTGTAGAGCTTGTAGCTAGGGTTTCTGAAATTAATCATATATGGATTAATCAATTTAAAGATAATGCTGAGAAGTCAAAACAAACTTTATCTTATGTGGATAATATCTTTAAGCAAAATGTCCCTTTAGATAATGCTAGATTTATATTCTACACTAGAAATGAAACTGGAGTTGTAGAAGCTTACGATTATTTTGAAGCTTGGCATGGAGTAGGTATTGCTCCTGCTGGTAAAGCTATAATAGAGGGTTGCTCAACTTTCAAACATGTAACTATCAATATTGTGAAGTATCTAAAAGAAGAGCTTGGCGCAGGTGTTTGTCTGTTGGGTGGTTCCAATTTTTATGATTTAGATATGACTGTGCATAAAGATGGAAATCCTGGACTAAAGGTTGCTAAAATGTCTATACCACACGAAGTTACTTATACTTATGTATATAGATATAATCCAAAAGCTTTCAACAGTGTTGATGTGTCCGAAAAAGTAAATGAGCTTTTCTGATGCAAAAAGTAGCAATAGAACTAAAGATATTGAAATTCTTAACTAATCAAAAACTTAGTTCTCTAAGTCTCTCATACAGAAGAGAAGACTACAAGCTTAAAGAAGAATATGGACAGATAGTATCTAAATTAGATATAGCTAAAAAGGATTTTAAATGACTACTGGATTTAATTATGAAACTATGGAATGGAAAAGCTACGAAGACTTCTTTTATTCTTTTCTTGATGAAACTACATCTAACAACAGAGATAAAGCTTTTGCTCATCTTACAGGGAGTAGATTAAATACTGCACCTACTTTCCAAGAGATAACATTTATAACCACTATGGTTAAAACTCATTCTAAACCTCACGGAGAAGAAATTGATTCAGATTGCAATAGATTCGGTTGCTTTGGAACTATAAGAACAAAAGCTGATTCAGATATGAGTTGCAGTTGTCATAACTTTGCACCTTGCTCTAAATGTACTGCAGGAACTTATTGCCCTGATTGTGATTGGGACTCAGATGAAGATAACTAAAACAATATTGATAGTAACTTACCTTTTATCTGTAAGATTTGGATTTCAGGAAACTTTAAAAATGAATTTCCCTGACACTCCTAAATTAGCTAAAAAATACAGAAAAAGACAGCTTACTGAAGAGGGTAAGTATTTACATAATTGGAGATAAACAGAATGAATAAATTAACAAAAGCAGATAAACTAGGATTTGTTGTGTTCTTAGCTGTGATATTAATTGCTTACATAATTAAAATAAACACACAAGGGTACTGATAATGAACAAGCCTAATAAACCTGTTTACAATTTTGGACCTCACAAAGAATCTTTTAACTTCCCTAAAATACTGTTAGGGGTTCTTATACTTTCTGCATTAGTTATGTTGGCAAGTCAACTATGACTCTTAATGCAGAACAACTAGATATTGTTCAAACAGAACCTAAGTTAAAAACTTTATTACGTATATTAGCCGGAGCAGGTTCGGGAAAGAGTACAACAGCTGCTAATAGAGTTAAATACTTAATGGACTTCTATAAAATACAGCCAAAACATATATTGTTAATGACTTTCTCAAACAGAGCTGCCAGAGATTTAAGAAACAAAATAAAAACTGTTACAGGTCTTAAAGGTAAGAAACTACCAACTGTGTCTACTATTCACGGGTTATGTTTGGATATTATAAAGAGATTCTCAGACGAAGAAAAGATTGTTCTATCTTCTTGGGAAGACTTAATGATATTCAGAGACTCTTTAGAAGCTTATCTCGGAGATTATGATACTCAAAAGAAAATATTAACTCCAGTAGCTTTAGCAATAACTCAATTATTGTCTGAGCTGTATTCCACTTATGAGTTTAATCGCTTTGAGGACAGTTTAGAAACTATAATGTACGATAACAGTTCTATGTTTGAAGACTTTAATGACCCTAACATAATTACTTTAACTTACAGAGACTTTTATGAAATAGTTTCTATATCTGACAGATATAAAGTAGGAAACAACTTATTGTCATTCGATGATATTGTATATAAAGCTTTTGAACTTATAACAAGTGATGATGAAGTTCTTGCTTGGGTTAGAAAAACCTACATATACACTTTTATTGATGAAAGTCAAGACAATAATGCTTTAAATCATTTACTTGTGTATAACGTATTTAATACTGGACACACGACCTTAATCGGGGACTTATCTCAAGAAATATATCAATTCAGGTGGTCTGACTCTAGATACTTAGCTGAAGAAAGTCTTTCAACTGTATACAATGAAGTTACTACTAAATATTTAACATACAACTTTAGGTCTGCACACCCAATAGTTACTTTAGGAAATATGCTTAGAGGTTATTCTAAATCAGAGGTTATTCAAAAACCTGCTGACTTTACTAAGTCTTTACCTAAAAGAGTTTTTATTCAGAAAGTTAAAAACCAAGTTGCTGAGGGTAAGAATTCTGCTAAGCATATAAAACAACTATTGAGTGAGGGTGTAGAACCTAAAGACATCGCTGTTATAACTAGAACAAACAAATATATAACAACTATATTAGAGCCTGCACTTATTGAGTTAAATATCCCTTATATTATTCAAGGGTCTAAGACTAGAAAGTTAACTGATAAATCTGAAGTATTATATCTTATACATTGTTTTCAGCTTATGGTTGCTCCACCTAAAGCTCAAGTATTTATTATGAAACAAGTTTTAGAAAACTTACAAGGTATTGGAAATGCTACAGCTAAAAAACTATATGAATATCTGAATGGAAACATTTGGGGTCTGATTAATCTTAATGACAAGAAGTATAATTGTGTTTCTGGTTTAGTTAAATATGTTCAGGAGTGTTCCTTGAATGGTCTTGATGTTATCAAGGTTGGGCATTATATAGATAGCTTCTTAGAATTTAGTAAGTTTGACTTAAAACCATTATATGTGGCTGAGCTTAAGCAGTTGTTTTCTAACTGGGCAGAAATATATATTGAAGATACTGGAAAGACTTTAGAGCAGATTATTCCTGAGATACAAACTTCACTAGATTCTGTAGAAGAGGAGACGGCAAATGTTGTAAAACTCTCAACAGTGCATAGTACTAAAGGGTTAGAATATGAGCATGTAATTTGCACTGGATTTACTTATAAGTCTAAGAAGTTAGCTAAACCTACGCTAGAAGAGCTTAATATTTTTTATGTACAAGTTAGTAGAGCTATAAAAAGTCTATTGATTGTACATTCTGATATCATCACTTATATGGGTCAAGAGATTAAAGGGTACAAAATGAAATGGCTGGTAAAACTCTTACAGGACTTGGAAAATTAGTTTAAAAATTTAAGTAGAATTTAAGGTAAAACTTGATTCTATTTAAGAATACATTAAGTTTATTCTGATATAATTATGATAAGAAAAGAGATTATAAGGAAAACAAGATGGAAACAAATCAAAGAATCATAAGAGTAATTGGAGATACATTATCTGATAGTATGAGCCAAGTGGAGCAGTTTGTTAACTGGGATTTAGCTTTAATAGCTGAAGTAGGTGGGGACGATTACTTTAAAGCTTGTGAAGCTATTGTTGAACCTAGGTTTACTGACGATGAAGCTTCAAATGAGTTTAGCTTCTGTCTTGAAAGCAATATGGATTTGTGGGAACAATATGTAAGAAACAGTGCTGATGGTCTTGTTCATAAAGATAAATGGATTGAACTTATTAAAGTATTCAAAAACTACGGATATTAGGAGAAAACTATGCAAAGATTACTTGGAACATTTAAGGGTATGTTGACTGAAGAAAGCTTACGCAGAGCTGGGTTTGAGATTGATACAAAATATTATGATAAAGGCTTTACTAACAAAGATTCTGAAATTGTGGAATTCGAAGATATAAACAGAAATATTGAACTTACAATATCTGACGACCCACACTTTGATTATATGGATTCTAAAGGATTGTATTATCAGGCACATTGGTTTGAAAAAATAGAAGAGCCTATATCTGGTTCTACTTACACTTTTGCTGTAATTGCTTTTATTTCGTTTATATTTTTTATAACATTATACTTTAACATTGAGGGAAAATAAGATGGTAACTTCACATAACTATGAATTAGATAATTTATCTATAACTGACTGTAAAACATTAGACGCACTATTCTTATTGAAAGATAAGCTAAAAGAGCTAGAACCTTCAAAACCTATGTATATAGTTCCTGTTACTTATACTAAAGGTTGGACAATAGACTATGTAGAAACACCTATTGACTCTTATGAAAACATATGGGTTAGTGGTTCTTTGCTTAAAGCTGGAAACACAGAAGAGCTAATGGTTTTCAATTATAAAGCTACAAAAGACTTTACAGAGTATGCTTTAGTTTGCAACGGAATTATGTACACATTTAGCGATGAAAACAAATCTTACTTTGCTAATACATTTATGAAAGGTGCAAACACATCAATAATAACTTATAGTGTAAATGACGACGTTAAGACCAAAGAAGAAATGGAAACTTTTAGAGCTAGACAAGAAAAGGATATTCATAAAACAAAAGACAATATAAAAGCTATGAGTAAAGTTTTCAACAAAGCTAATATTGAGTTTGCTGAGAAAAAGATACCTTTACATATTAAATATGAGGTGGACGAAGAGGGTACTTATATGTCTCCTGTGATTAGATATAAGGATATAATATCTGATAGCTTGGTTTGTGTGATAGATAATGAGCTTAGTTGGGCTGAAGTGTATGCTAAAAGAAGAATATTCTATTCTTTAATGACTAGGGATAGACTTGGGATTGTTCGTCTAAGCATTGAAACAAGAAGACCTAACAACAAAGATATTGACATTTACATAGGGGAGTGTAACTTGCTTTCTTCTAACTTAACTGAGTTAGCCACTGTTATCGAAATACTTAAAACATTATGTGAATCTTACTCTTTAGACTTTAGTCTTTTTTAGTCTTTAAGTTAGGTTCTTAGTTAATATATTACTTTATAATAAGGAAAACAAATGCCACAAAATTTAGCAAAAAGTATTACCAACTCTGAGAAAAAGTTAGGTAAAGGAACTAAAGGGGACGTTGTAGTTATTCACACAACTAAAGCTTATGATGGGCAAGTTGCTTTGGTAGCTAAAAAAGATATCCAATCTTACTTTAGTGAAGATAATGGGTTTGAGGAACATGATGCTGGGACTGTATCTTCACTTACATCTGGTAAAACATATAGCATTGGTGCTATGAAAAACGATGAAATAATCGTTGTAATGCTTTAGGAGTAAACAATGCCACAAAATTTAGCAAACACAACTAATTCAGTTCAACATATCTCTGTTGAAAAACATGAAGACCAGGAACCAAGACTAAAAATATCTATTGGTTCTTTAACTGTTGGTATAGGGTTCGAAAACGGGTCTCCTAGAGGACCTGCAAAAGGAAACATTGTTGTGAACTCTAACTTAGACGATGATTTAATAGAAGTTTCTAAATCTCAGTTAATTTCTAATCTTGAAAAGTTCATATCTGAAATTAAAAAAATGGAGCAATAGTATGCCACAAAATATAGCAGAACCTAAAAAAAGAACTCTAAGACAGAGTACTTACCAAGCTTGGAAAAAAGCTGTAAAAGAAATAGACCCTAAAGCTTCTTTCACTGGAGACAAAGATATTGATTCTGTATTCAAAAAAGAGGAATACGACGGAGAGTGGGACGGAGAAAAAGGTTACATTACTTTTAGTGAGGGATATAAATCTGAAAACTCAATAGAAGACTTGTGGGCTTTTATTCCTCCACAAGCTGGTATGTCTTGGGGTACACTATTAAAGCTGGAATCTACTCGTTCTTGCCAGATATCAGTAAAAGAGAATGGAGTTGCAAATAACCCTTGTAGTAAATGCACATACAGTGTAAGGACTCCAAAAACTGAAGAGCTATTTAAAAAGCACTTTAACCCTAAATTAAAAATAACAGACGAAGATATTGATTATAGCTATTCACATAAAAAACCTATAGATAAAATAAAAGGATAATAAATGCAAAACATAGCTTTAAACACAGCAGGAGCGGATATTGCTTCTGAGAACAAAGATAAGATTGTAGCTCTTTTAAACAAAGCTGTTGCATCAGGTTGGAAAGCTAGTTTTCAATATATACTAGCTTCTGCTTTAGTTAGGGGCAATGAGGGTTCTGAGATATCTGAAGCTTTAGCAAATCATTCATTAGATGATTTTAAAGACGTTACTTCTATGGTTAATAGAATAATTGAACTAGAGGGTAAACTTATTCTTAACTTTGATGATATATCTAAAATTGCACCTGACTTTCAATCTCCAACTAATGAATCAAGTGTTGAGATTGTTAAGCAAACTTTAGCTACTCAAAAATCAGCTATTGAATTGTATAAACAAATAGTAGACTTAGCTAAAGAGTCTGGAGATAATGTTACTGAACTTTTTATGACAAACATTTTATCTGGAGAGGTTACTAATGAAAGAGAAATGCAAAACTTACTAGAAGATTTGGAGACTTCAAAATGATTAATATAGCTAACAATTATACACACAAAGTTATTAAAGCTTCAAATCATTTGATGCCTCTTATAAAAATATTAGCTAAGAAGGCTAATTTAACTTCTGATAACAAAGATTTTTTCACTTCAACTATTGTTTATAAATGGGCTCAACTTGGGGGTTCTCCTGTTAAAACAATATTAGAAAATCACAAAAAATATGGTACAGATATGGAAGAGGAAGACATAGTTAGCTTTGAAAGATTAGCATCTAAATCTTTTGGAGAGTTACCTAAAGCTATGTTTAGTGGTCTGACTCCTAATGAAATAGATGACATAACAATCTACACTAATAGTAAACTGTAAGGAAACAATATGCAAAATATTGCTAATACGAAAGAAATAGACAAGAAGCATCCGGGTTCTTGGTGCATCCCTCTGTATCAAGGAAAAGCTCTAGCTTTAAAAAGAGTCGACGGTATGTGGGACTTTCCTGGGGGAACAATCGACCACGGAGAGTCTTCATTACAGGGTGCTGTAAGAGAGTTGAAAGAAGAAGCTAATATCACTGTTCCTATAGACTCTCTAAAGCCAATAGGGGTTCACATCATTGATGGAAGATACTTAAACGTATTTGTAGCTTTAATTGATGAAGATGAATTTAACAATCTTAAACTTCAAGAAGAAGAGCATACTGAATATAAGTGGATATCTTCAACTAGCGAGATACCTGGAAAACTAAACCCTCCAACAGAGGAATTTAAAAAGCAAGGTTGGTTAGCTAATCTTGACTTCATATTAAGCAGACTTTAGGAGTAAACAATGCCACAAAATATAGCTAAACCTTACGGGGACAAACAATTTATGGAAGACTTACAGGAAGTATTGAATGACATACCTACTGAAGTTATTTCTGACGCAGATGATTTATTCTCTGCTGTAGTTACTGGAATGCAAGTTAATTATCCAGAAGCATTTAGACACTTCTCAAAAAGAAGTAAACAATTAACTGCTGTAATGTTATCTGCGTTTGCAGATTATATTAAAAAGCATCACAGAAATTTCCACAACAATGGGGATTATATGGAATACTTTAAGGGTAAGCTTTCTGAATGGGGTGTATCTTCTCCTGCAGAATTACCTGACAGTCAAAAGTCTAAATTCTTCTCTGAAGTAAAAACAGGTAAGTAAACATTCTATATAATATGTGAGCTTAAAATGATTTGGACTATTCTAAAACCTAAAGCATACGGGTGTTGCCCTAAATGTGGAAATTCTTACAGCGAGTGTGAGTGTAATTAATTTTACATTCATATCTCTATTATGAAAACCTTTAACAATCTTCTTATATTTATAATATTAGCTTTAATTCTTATGCTAATAGTTTCTATAACATACAAAATATTATACAACTTAACCGTTGACCCTTCCAATGATATTACCTTAGCTATACTTTTATTTTACTTTGCTGTATTCTTTTTCATACCTGAACATATTGATTCTAAGGATTACTAGCTTAGTATTCATACTTACATAATAAAAGGAGATAAATTGAAACTATCTGAAATTCCTATTAAAGGATACTTGCTTAACAATTTGACTAACTGGAACGCTTTGACTAGTCTTGGTTTCCATTCTAAAATAGAATTGCCTGAAACTGACAAGGGTTTTATGGCTGTAGAGGCTGGTAATCTGTGGCTTGTAGATTCTATTCCTGCAAACAGTCGTTTAAATGGAAAAGAACTAAACATTATTGATGTTATTCGTACTATAAATGAATACCCTAACTTATCTAAGGCTTATTGTAAAGCTACATTAGGTGTGGTTTGTTTCTTACTGTCTAAAGGATATAAGATGGAGTCTGGGTTTACTGAGGACACTAAGTATCTGTACTTTAATAATGAGGGTGGAGTTTTTGGTGCTGAAGCTTGTAGCCCTTCTATTAAGGACAAATCAAGAATCAAACTTATTGAGGGTCATTTCGTAAACTGTTGCAAACCTGTTATAGATTTTGCTGAAGCTGTAAAGATGATTGGTACACACGATGTTACTGAGTCTTTACTGGGTATTCATTCTTAAGGAGATTAAATGAACACAACAATTATTGAACAATCTGACATTCCTGCACATTTAATGGAATTAAACAATTCTGTTGAGAAGCTAGGTATTTCGGGAGTTTACTATGGTAAAGTATCTTTACTTGCTATAAATATGTTTAGAGCTTTTTTCATTCACGACAGCATAACTATTGATAATAAAGACGTGATTGAGACTATCACTTTAGATGAAATGACTGTCTTGCTAGTTATTCATAACAATTCTTTTTACATTGTTAGTCGTTCTGAGAGTGGTGGTCAGCTTCTTTTCGGTAAGATACACGAATCTGATATATCTGACTTACATTTGATTGTTGAGAATGGTACTTCAAAAATGCATCACAAGATTATTGAGTTAAACAATACTGTTTTTTCAAAACTAAAAACAAATATTGAGGGAATTAAATCTGACTTTCCATTTATTACTGATATTGTTTCTTCAGATAAAGGAATTACAGTTCATTCTTCTATTGCTCTTGATTATGATAAAAGCAGGTCTTTATCTTTACCTATTTTTATTCAACAATCTAAAGACTTATCTTCAATGTGTACTATTATAATTGAGGTTCTGGTATCTAACTTTGAAGAAGAAAATGACATTGAATTAGCTTCTCTATATGGGGTTCTTCAAGATTTATATCTTGCAGCTGGAACTATTGAACAGTTATATGCTTATCTTGTAACTGAACAGTTGCTTGAGTATGATATTAAAAGCCCTGAAGAGTTGTCAAAGTTAAATGAAGTTTCTTATGATGGAATTGTTGTTGAGGCTGTTACTTCAAGTTCTGAAGAGCCTGAGATTAGTCTAATTGAAGACAAAGGAGAAAATTAATATGAACACTGTTATTTCACAATACACTTTTGATGATTACATTAAAGACGCGGTAAGAACTGAATCTACTCTATTGCCTTTAACTAAAGAGGTTGAGCAAAGAGGGCTTTCTAACAGATTGTTTCACGCTATTCTTGGTCTTGAGACTGAGATTAAAGAAATGTATGACGTATTTGAGTCTGGTAACACAGACTTAGATATTGTGAATCTTATGGAAGAGTGCGGAGACGCTTACTGGTATTTAGCTATTGCTTTTGATGAACTTAAAATTGAAGAAACAACTCTTTTGCTAGATAATCTTTCTCACTGTGCAAATGGGTTCAACCTTGCTAGAAATGAATTAAGTAGCCTTAGAATTACTTGCGGAGAAGTTCTTGACCATTGCAAAAAAGTTATGTTCTATGGAAAACAGCTAGATACTGAGATGGTTTCAGGACATATTCACAGAGCTTATTGCCTTGTTGGCTATATGGTTGCTCATTGTAACTACAGAGTACCTTATGTACTCAACACAAATATTGCTAAACTTAAAGCTAGATATCCTGAAAAGTTTACAGCTACTAATGCTGAAGTAAGGGACTTAGACGCTGAAAGAGCTATTCTTGAAAAGGGGCTTTCAAAATGAAAAAGTCTCCTTATGCTTTAGCTGGGTTAGTTCTGGCTGAAGAAAAAGCTAAACAAGAAGAAAACAAAGCTATTGAATTGGATAAGCATACTTTGAAAAGGTTAACTAAACTTAACAAAAGATGGAGAAATGCTAAATCTGGAAAAATAAAACAAATTATGGAGAACATTACAAATGACAGCATCTGAAAGAAAAAAGCTTAGAGAAAAAAGAAAGAAGAGACAGGAGAAACAAAATGCTGGGTAAATCTGGAACAGCAGGTCTTCTAGCCTATTATGCTTTAGCTTCTGCTTCTTCAATGAGTAATGATAGAGCTTACTCTAAATTGTCTGGGCAAGGGTTTGTTAATTCAAACAAGCCTAGAAATGAGAATGCTAAATCTAAGAGAGCTAAAGATAAAAAAGCTAAGGCTTCTAGGAAGAAAAATAGGAGCTAAGTTGTCTTAGTATTTGTTTTATATTAGGAGAACTTATGCCAAAACAAATACTATTGACTTACAAAGAGTTTAGAGAAAGAGCCATTCCTGTAGCTGGATTTGATAAAGGTTCTGTGGTTCCTTATGACATTCAGCTTAGAGCAAATGATGAAGCTCTATTGCAAGGTTCATTGTATTCTGTTAAAACAAACGAAGACAATGTTACATTAACTTTAATAGAAGAAAAGGAAGAGACAGATGACTAAATTCGTAGCATTTGATACAGAAACATGTGGCACCGACCCTGATGTAAATGGTATTATTCAGATTGGTGGAGTTATTTTCCAATGTGGAAGATTAAGACAATCTGAAATAACAGTATTGAAAGAGTTCAATATCACTGCTAATGCTTATGAAGCTGGCTGTGTGGAAGCTTCTTGGGTTGATTATAAGACTAAAGAGACTAAAACACCTTTTGATGTTCACGGTATCTCAAATGAGGTTATAGCTACCTATCAACCTTACCGAAGTGCTTATAATGAGTTGAAAAGTAACTTAGACAAGCACATTGATAAGTTCAATAAAGAAGACAAGCTAATTGCTATAGGATACAATATCGAGTTTGATATGGATATGCTATTTGGTATGGCTAAAAGAAATGGAGACAAGTATCTTGGCTCATATATTTCAAGGTCAGCTATTGATGTTATGCCTTTAGCTAGATGGGCTGATGCAGTTGGTGTTTTACCTTTTGTACCTGAGAATCATAAACTTGCAACTATGTGTGAGGGATTTGGAATTGAGATAAATGCTCACGATGCTTTATCTGATATAAAAGCTACAGTAGAATTATTGTGGAAACTAAATGAATGCTTAGGAATTTAAAATGCAAGCTAGATTATTAAAACCAAGAAGAGTTAGTCTTTACAGACTGGATATGATTGTAAAATCTCTTAACCCTAAACTTGTAGAAAGAGTTACTTTATCTACAACTGAAGTTAAAGCAGAAACTAAAGCTATTATTGGTGTATCTGTGTACTTAGTTTCTGACCACTTCAGTTCTGTAGAATCTTATATTGCTGTTGGGTGTGATACTCCTATTTATTCTCCAGAGTCTGTTGAATAATGTCAATTAAGCCTTGCACATCTTACAATATTGTATTTGATGATAATTCAGATAATGGCTCAGGAAACTTAGCTTATCTGTTATCCCAAACAATATTTAAACTAAATCTTGATAAAGGTCTTGAGAGGGGTTTACCTTTCTTAGCTGACCAAGGAATAGTTATTTCAAATGACGAACTTCCTGCAAGAAATTTAGTTGTGCTAAGTCTTAATAAACATAATGCAGAGTCTACTGATTTAATATTACAACAAGATATTGCTGATATAATACATTTTATGTTAGCTTACAACAATGGTGTAACTTGTGACATAAGAAAGATAAAAGCTATATGCAAGACTTATAAAAAGACTCAGTCTTACCGAAAGTATTTGCATTGCTTAATGGTGTTAGCTATTAACCTAGATACTGAAGTAGCTGATAAATACATAAAAGACTTATTGTCTTATGGTCTTCCTTTCTATGTTAAAGTAAAAGAAACTATAAGACTGTTAGTTAACTTGAATCAAAGTCATCTGAGAAAGCTATTGTTCTATCGTAATGTTTGGGGGGAAGATACTTTAAACTCAATCTTCTTATATTTAACTGGAGATAACCCTTTACCTGAGTATATAACTAATGAATTTAAAGAAGATATGGCTGGTAACTTATATAAGATAAACCTTATTAACTTAGGTATAGCTTTAGGTAAAGGACAGTTGAACAAGATGATACTTAAGTTAATATTGGATACTGAAGAATGAAAGTAGCTATGATTGCTAAGATACTTTTACAAGATAACCTTGATTTTAGAAACAAGAAAAACTTAGCTAAGTATCTAGATAAAGAATTTAAAGGAGATATTAGTTCTTTAAAGAAAGTTTCTAAGTTAGCTAGAGATTTAACAGAAGTTAAAGATAACTTTAAAACTTGAATGTTCTTGGGTGTGGATTTCCTTTCTGCAACTTTGGCCTGTCCACACCTCAGAGCATTTATTACCTTAACGGTAGCTCTAGTATTGACAGCTCATACTTTGTGTAGCTGTAGAGGACTCGTATTAATTTTACTTAGAAAGTCTTCGCCAGTAAAGGGTCGGTCCTTTACTGAAGAATATATTATCTCCTAGGTTTTATATTAAAAGTCTGTGTGCGTGTGATTCCTTGTGCCAAAGGGCTCTTATTCATATGATTTGGTTTTACGATACTCTTTTTTAAATAGAATTTTCCACCTAGGTCTCCTTGCTTAGGTGGTTTGGGGTGCTAGCTGTAATTGGTTAGAGCAACTGCTGAGAGCAGGGTTGTGTAGGTTCGAACCCTACGCACTCCACCATAATATTGAAATAAATACAGTAGCTATACTGTGGGTGCCAACCTTATTTATTTCTTATGTCTCAATAGCTCAGAGGTAGAGCAATCCCCTTTTAAGGGATAGGTCGCACATAATCAAAAAGTGCTTGGGACACCATTTAATTTCTTGTAGTATGAACTTATTGACAGTCTATACTAGGGGAAACCCTACCTACGCTCATTAGGTTAAACTCTTAGTTATCAAGTACTGTTGTTGCTAACATTCATACAGTACTTGGTTTTTACAAACAAAACTTCAAACTTAGTATATATCTTTATAATCAAATAAAAGGAATATTATGCGTAATTTAGCTAACAAATATCGTCCTTCAACATTTAGTGAAGTAGTTGGGCAAGAGCATATGACTGTTCTTTTAGATAGTATGGTAAACGGCTCTGGAGTATTGCCTTCAGGTCTTGTATTTGTAGGTAAGGCTGGTTCAGGAAAGTCAACGTCAGCTAGAATATTGGCTAAAGCTATCAACTGTTTATCTGAACATAAACCTTGTAATACTTGTGCTAACTGTGTTATGTTTAATACTATAAAATCTGATGGTATGCCTTCTTATCCTGACTATTTAGAAGTTGACGCCGCATCTTATGGTGGTAAGGAAGACATTGGATTACTTCTTGACTTAGCTGATAGAGGTACTTCTGTGCCTGGGGGACGAAGAGTAATATTGCTTGACGAAGCTCATAGATTATCTAGAGAAGCTTTTGATATTCTTCTTAAACCTTTAGAAGAGGGAATGTCTAAAACTGTTTGGATATTCGCAACTACTGATGGGGACAAAGTCCCCGCAGCTATATTGTCTCGTTGCCCTACTTTTACTACCAGACCTTTAACTCAAAAGAAACTTTATGGATATCTCAAAATGATTCTTGAATCTGAGAGTCTTGAATATGATGAAAAAAGCTTAACATTATTGTCTTATATCTATGCTGGTAAAACTCGTGATGCTGTAACTGAATTGAATATGCACGTAAACTCGAAAGGTTCTTTCCTTTCCTATAGTGACAAGTCTATTTATGAGTACATTATGGACTCTATGCTTAGAGCTTATAATAAGGACTTAGAGGGAGCTTATGAGTTGGTTAAAGAAACTATATCTTTTAAATCATCAAATATTGGTTATGACATAAGCGAAACAATACTTGCATTATATACTAAAAACTATAACCTAGTAAACAAGGGTGTGTTAGATGATTTTATAGAACTTGTTGGAGTTAATCTTTCAAAGATTATGAATATTTATCTTAATAACAATATTACTAATTCAGATAAGTTTATTCTGTCTTTGTGTTTGATAAGTGATTTAAACAAATCAACTGTTAAATCAATACAAACTAAAAGACGTGTGAAAACTGAAACTAGTATAAGCAAGGGATTAGTTGAAGATTTAGCTGGAACAGGAAAGTTTACATAGACTTCAAGTTCAGATAAATATTGTTGTACCTGAATACAGGTAGATTCATATAGCTATAAGCTAAATAAAATTTAAGGAAAAAGATTATGCCTCCAATTAAAAGAACTCCAAGTAGAGAAGCAATCAGACCAACTAAAGAAGTAGTTGCTCAAAAAGAAGATGAAGAAGAGGAAGATGACATCGAAGACGAGATTGAAGACAACGATGATGATATCTTAGAAGAGGAAGCTGCGGCACAAGAAGCAGAAGACGAAGAGGACGAAGAAGCAGAAGACGAAGAGGGGGATTCTGAGTTTGCAGGATTACCTGATGTTACTGAACCTTTAGGGGAACCTGGCGTTGGTTTTGATTACTTTGGTACAGTTCACGCTGATTTAAAAGCTGCGGGATATGTAAACAATCAAACTGAAACAAAAGATCTATTGAAATACTTAGCTCAAATGGCATTCTTCAATGCATTTGAAAACAGCAAACATGACATTCCTGGATTAGGTTCTGTTGTTTCTGATGTTCAAGCTTCAAAAGTTAAAATAGCAAACTTCGCTATGAAAAATGGTACACAAAAAGGGGAAGAGTATACTGTTCCTGCAAAACATGTATTAGGTTTCAAAGTTAGCGGTGCAGCTCAAACAAAACTTGCTGAAATTTCTGAAATTGAGGGGTGGGAGCCTGAAGCTTTCCTTAACAATGAGGAAGAAGAGGCTGAAGACGAAGAATAGCATCGTCGAGGGTTAGTATTGTCTAACCCTTCTCAATGTTATTAAGGACTAAAATGAGCAAACAATATACAAGCCTTTTCATATATAAACTTAAAAAAGAGTTCATTATTGGAATAGCAGAAAACTTTCCAAATATTAGAATACTTACTGATGATTTGCTATGTGACGCAACTTATTTATTCATACCTGAAGATATTGATAGCAAAACTTTATCTAAGTTAAAGGGTAGTTTAGGCGGGGCTTACAATGAGTCTTTTTCTTCATTAATTTCTGAGAATGAGATTGAGAAAATGTTTAATAAAAGAACTAAGGAGAAAATTAGTATTAAGGCAGGGGATTTAGGGTTTCTAGAGGGGTTCGGGAGTGTTCAAATGTGTGTAATTGAGTCTGAAAATGATTATATAGTAGTTAAACCTACTTCTGTTAATTTATTCAAACCTATAATCTCTTCATTAGATTCTTTTAAATTATGTAAAGAAGAAACAAAACACAGTATTGAATATACATATAACTTAACTGTTGCAATAGATTGTGATATATTTCCTAACACAGACAAAGCAGATACTAATCTTTATTATTTTATACTTAAAGAAACTTTAGCTAGGATTATGTACAATGTGTACAATCTTGTAGACAATATTAACTTAGTGTTATCTAACCCTTGCCCTTTGCTTCAAATGGTTGGTGCAAGCTTGGGTATTGACTCTGTTTTTGGAGACATTAAATCTCCTTTCTTATCTGATGTAAGCAAAGCTCATATTAGGGTCAATCCTGCTAAATGGTATTCTGTAGTTAATGTATCTGACCTTGGAAGAGGGGAGACTATATCTTCAACTATATCTGTACATTCTTTAATAGATTTTCACAGAAGTTTAGAAGTACATAGTAACCTTAACTCATATGAGATTTACCAACTATTGAATAGACGATACTTTATCTATCATAGCTTGTTGGATATAAATCTTAAGAACAGTCCTTTAGGAGACGAATAATGTTATACTTATCTGATTTGGAAAATGCAGGAGAGGGTGGTTCTTTAGATACAATCAACATGACTTCCATCTTTGACTTTGATAAATATGATTTCAAGTCTGAAATGATGGAAATGTCTGATGTATTATCTCCTTACTTATCTCTATTGTCTCCTTTAGACAAGACTTTATATGATATGTACTTTATTCATAATGCTAAAGTGGAAGTATTAGCATTGTACTTTGAAGTTAGCACTACTGCAATATATAAAAGGATACGAACTATAAACAATAAGCTAAAGTCAATAGTGTATCTTAATATGGATAAAGAAACTTTATACAATTTCTTAAAGACATACTTTATTCAAGATACTAACACAGCTAAGTATATTGTTCAGTTTATATTCCAAAGAACTTCTAAAGTAGGGGAAGACGAAGACTTAAACTTCAAAACAATTCAATATATTATGGACAGGTTAAGTCAAGCTCATAATGCTGGAGTTAATAGCTTATCTGAGTTTGTGATTAAACCTATTAAACGAAACAACAAAAGACATTATGCATATCTTAAGATTAAAAGATTGCTTGAAGTCATCAACTTTATTATTGATAAGAAAGCTTATCGATATTCTATTTTTAGAGGGTCTCTTGTAGGGACTTTCGATTACAGGGACTATATATGATTGAACATTTAAACTTATGGGAACTTGAAGAGATTGCAACTCATACTGAGGGGTCTGCATTAATTGTAGACTTAACATCAAAAGAGATTTTAAGAGCTTCCCCTGTACCTCACATTAATAAGATTTGCTCTTGCCGTAATTTAGAGTATGACTTTTCCTATCATTGTATTAAGTGTGGTACTTCTTATGCTAAACTTAACGTGGGATTGAATTCTTATGAATTTTATTCTATATTATACAAGTTTATGGAAATATACAGTAAGCAATTCGATGCTATTGCTTTCGTTACTTCATCAGTATTGCCTTTAGACTTTGTAGGGTCTTTAAACAAGATTAACTGGACATTTTTACCTAATCTTCCTTATAGAAGAAATATAATCCATATAACTAATGATATGGTTCATACAGATGATTTCTTTACTTTAAATGGGTTAGCTGAAGAAGTTAGGGACAGGGTATCTTACTTATCTATATTCTCAGATAACAAGGAAGTATTGAACTTACATAAATCTAAAATAATACATTCTTCGAGAATGAGTCCTACATCTTACTTACAGATGATTCTTGGTTCTAGTGGGTTTCCATATAAATATCTGTTAAGTTAATTTCTTATTACTATAATATTAATAAGGAACTTAAAATGCAAAATATAGCTAAACCGAGTTTAAAAATAGGTAACTCTTCTAAGAGAGTATTTAATTCTTGTCCTTTAGATTTCAAAGGCGTGTCTATTTGCTCTATGAAGCAAGTAAATTACACTAACTACACAATAGAAAGTAAAAACTCTATTGACGAGCTTTTAAAGCAATTTAAGAATAGTAACCCTAACTTGAAATTTGTAAATGGAATTATAGGGGACTCTTTCTATGACAATGAAGAGTCTGAATTAATTAACAAACCTGAGAATGATATTTGGCAATTAAAAGACTTAGGTAACGGAATGTACTCAGTTCACTTAGCTTAAAAGGAAAACAAATGGCAGATGGAAAAGGAATAGTAATACTTCCTTCTAAAGATAAAGAACAAGAATCTTTATTCGGGAATACCATAAAGATGAAAGACTTATTGTCTACTCAACCTAGCACTGACTCATTAGGGGACGTTGGTCATCTTTATGATTTTGTTTCTGACCCTCAGGTTCATATAAAAGACAAGGTAAATGCTTTACTTAAATTACATATGTTCTTTAGTAAAGAGATATTAACTAGCGAAACTATTGAGTGGGAAGCTGTACAGATATACAGGGTTCGTAAAGAAGCTGTAGCAGATTTAAAGAAACTAGTTGAACTATTAAATGAATATTCTTCTGTTGATAACTTTGACACTGAACATCCTTTATATAGTAAGTCTCTCAACTTTATTATGGAAGCTATCCTTACTGAAGTTAAAGAGAATACTGAGAACAGCCAGTTCGACAATATTGTTAGAGGTGTGGCAATTGCATTACCTACTATAGAGTCTAGAATTAAAAACATTATTGCAGACTCAACAACTGAAGATATATTAGCTATGAGAGAGAATCCTTTAATGGACGCACTTAATAGTGAGAAAGATATGTTCAAAGAATATTTATTAAACCGAGATATGTTTCTTGAGTATATGAGGGGTGTTTCAGATGAAAACGCATAATATAGATAGTTTTAGGGGTAGGAGAGCTTCTGATAAGATAAAAAGGAAAGCATCATTTGCACTAGATATTGCTGTACTTACTGCTTGTGTATCTGCCTTTACTTATTTGTATTTCTTTTATTCTGGAAATTAAATGGCTGGTAAATCGTCAAAGACAGTTTATGCTAAGTCTCCTAGTTTAAGCTCTGCATTTCTAGCATCAGCTGATAAGGTAGTTGGAAACACTATAATCAGTTCTGTTGTAGACTTTAGTCAGAGTTATAGAGGTCTTGACTTAAGATTATACCCTGCACAGAAAGTTATTCTTAAAATGCTTTGGCAGGAAGAACTGTCTGATGATTTATCTGAAAACTTAATTGAAGTTCCTGACGATTTTAATGAACATGTTCTTCACGTATTTACTGAAGTTGAATGGGTTAACTTCCTATTTGAAACTAAACGATGTAACTTTAGTGCTTCTATGTATGAAGAACATAGGGGGGCTGGAAGACGATTTGGGGAAATAGTTCTCCCTATAGGTCGTAGGGGGTCTAAAACTGTATTGATAGTTTCTTCAGCTGGGTATCTTGTATATAACTTGTATGAGAAACTTGAAAAAGATTTCTTCCATTACTTTAGTTTAATTAAAACTAACCCTTTGTATATCACTTTTGTATCTAACAATAAGAACAATTCAAGCAAGCCTTATACAATGCTTAGAACTTTTCTTAATAGTTCTGACTTCCTTAGCAAATATGTTTACTATGACGGTGCTGACAAAATGATATTGTTGTCTCCTGTAGGTTACAATATGTTGCAAGACGGGACTTATGTAGAGGGGGAATATCAGCTTGTAATTACACATAGTGTGCCTTCTGGACAAATAAGGGGAGATACAAATATATTCGTTTCATTAGATGAATTTTGTTTCTTACGAGATAGTGGTTCTCAAGGTAAAGTTAAATATCTTGACGAAGAGTTGTATGACGCAACTGTGCCTTCAACAACCACACTTATTGACCCTAAAACAGGTAACTCTTGGGGGGTTGCTGCCATATTGTCTTCTGTAAATGGTAAGAACAATCATATGTATAAACTTTATACTAGTTCTTTTGGGGACAATAATACTTTGATGTTTCACTTACCTTCATTTTACATTAACAGAAACTTACATCACGAGACTTTAAAATCTAAATATAGAAAGTCTAAAACTATTTACTTAGTGGAGTATTTGTCTCACTTTGATGTTACTTTATCTAGTTGGCTGTCTGAAAACTGGGACGACTATGAAGCTTGTGTTCACGTAGGGAGAAAATCAACTCCATCGGGTGTGAATGGTTATTCTTACTTTATGGGTATTGACTTTGGTTTCATATTCGATAGCACAACTATCGCTATTGGTCACGTTCAGAAAGGCCATTCACGAGGGTTTTTACCTAGAAATAGTTTGGCATATTCTTCTTCAAATGATTCAGATACTGAACTGGAAGTTGTGGTGCTTGACGCTTTAGTTGTTATCTCCCCTACTAAAGATACCCCTTTAGACCCTTTCTCTGTTGTAGATACTATATCACAGCTGACTAAGTTCTTTCATATTAAGAAAGCTATTTATGACCAGTATAGTAGGGTTACTATAGAGTCTATTCTTGATAGAAGAGGCTTAATCAAGTCTGGAAGATTTGAAGTATTTAACGCAACTCAAGTGACTAATGATATGTTAGCAACACTATTGAAAGAAACAATACTTTCACACAGAATAGAGTTAATTGATAGCGAGGAACTTGATTTAGAATTTTCTGGACTTATTGAAACTTCAAAAGGTGGATTTATTAAAGTTGAAAACTCAAATCCTTCAATTCATGATGATAGATACGATGCTATTACTAGAATGGTATATCTTTGCTTGACAGAGGGGGTTAAATCTCCAATGACTGTACATAGCGGTGCTCTACCTATAAAACAAGCTGTAGGTACTTCAAACGACAACTCAGTAAAAAGTATTGCTCAATCTGGCAAGTACAGGTATGGTACTAGATATAATGGGAGAACTAGTAGCCGAAGATAAGGCTTAATTTCTCCTGATATTTATATAATTTATAGGAGTCATTAATGCCTACAGAAAAAGATACCGCAGCTCAAGCATTGGCTAAGGAAAAAAGCAAACACAGAAAGACAATATCTAATAAAGCTGGTCAGGAAGTTTATAGGAGAGTGTCTATAACTTTACCTAAAAGTGAAGAGATTGATAATAACACTACAACCCAAGATATTGCATTAATTGCTGAAGCTCGTTCAAACATCAGTAGAATTATGGACGGAGATACTAAAGTTGAAGAATTAACTTATAAGCAAAAGCAAGGAATATTGTTCTTTTTAAACCGATATCTTAATTACTTATCTTCTGCAGCTTTACTTAAAACTAAATTTATGAGTACTTCACTATCTTTCAGTCTACCTGATGATTTAAGAATAGATGCATTTCAAAAACAAACAATAATTGATTTTCATAAAGATTTACTTAACAAAGCCGAAGCATTGCTATTTAATGTCTTCCTACACTATTGTTTATATGGGACTTCTTTTATTCTTTGTGCAGATAATTGGAACAGCATTATGAATGAGCGACTTAAAAACTATAAGTCAAAAGAGGGCGATGATAGTGTGATTGGTAAAATCCATTCTAGACTTTCTGAAGTTGAGGGTCTTGAAGTTTGTGATTTATTCCGTTTCCTTGAAAAGAACCCTTCAATGGCTTTACCTATATTTAAAAAACAAATACATATTGAAGATGACAAAGACTATCAGAAACTTGCTGAAATTTATGCAGTAGAGCCTAAGAAGCTTACATTAACTCAAATTGATGAATTACGTTCTAAGGCCTTTCCTTTAATAGATGATTTAGTTTTCTTTGAAATGGGACGAGCTCTTAATCCTGCAAGATTTGGGGAGTTCTTAGAAGAAAACGTTGATACAGATACTTTTGAGATTGAAGTAGAGAAAAGTGCATTACTTATGGAAGAGGAAGAGTTCATTTCTGCATCTTCTGTAATAAAAGAACTTTATACTAAATACCCTTCATTATCTGACGAAGAAGATTCTGATTTAGAAGAAGATTCTGAGGACGAAGAAAAAACTAAAGATATTGCTAAAGCAGATAAAGCTGTGGAGCTTTGTATTAAAAAACTCGTGTTTAAAGGGTACAGTCGTTCTTGGGTAGAAGCTCACTTATTCCCTGAACCTGATTTAAGAAACCAAGACAGAATAAAACTTAGAAATGACAGTTACAAATCTATTTCTATATTTAGAGTTAAAAACCAATCTCTACAGGAAGATATGTCTAATGCTGATTCTTTAATAGAGTCTGGGATTGATTTACTTAACTGTGAGATAAGACAAAGAAGTCATATCAATGATACTAAAGAAAAACTAATAGTATTGACTATTAATGCAAATGCAAACACTGACTTATCTGGGGAAGTTATTGACGGAATAGTTGAAGATATTGCTTATGCTATAAGTACTGGAGAATCTAATATCTTAGCTGTTCCTGAGGGAA